AAAGTGAGTAAACATTTTCTTTGACACATTTTGATAGGTAATTTATTGTGGTTTCATGATTGAGATATACGAAAAAGGACTATTTGATAAGTATGGAGCAGGGAGTTACTTGTTTGCCCTGATGCTTGGCTGCCTAAATCCAGAGACTAACAGGCTCGAAATTAACGGTAAGCCTATGAATAGTGTGGACTTATGCGCATATGCTAACCTGACCATGCAAGAATTATCAAAGGCAGTCAAAGAATTGCTATCCATTAATGCAATTATGATTGTGCGTGGAAAGGGCAAAGAGTTTTACTTTGCTAATCCAGAATACATTCGAGATGGCAATATGCTTCCAGATGATTTTGAGTGGTTGTTACAATTATTTGAGGAAGAGAATAACCAAGAAGATAAGAATCTTGTGTACTTTAAGAAGTCACATAGAAATCTCACGGTTAAAATAGGTGAAGCAATAACAGACTTAAACGACAGGAGTAGTAATGAATAAAGGATTTTGCGAAATACCAATAGACAAGTTAGTCAAGGCTGGCTGGAACTATAAGGAAAACAATCAGGAGCTTGCCGAAAAGCTGTCCAACAATATCAAACGTAACGGCCAGATTGAGAATATCATTGTGCGTGAACTTGACACTGGCTTTTATGAAGTTGTTAATGGTAATCATCGGTTGGACGTGCTGAAAGAGCTTGGATTTGAGACAATATACTCATTTAATCTTGGTAGTATATCTGAGTCACAGGCTAAAAGGATTGCCGTTGAAACCAATGAGACAAAGTTTTCAAGCAACACGGAATCACTTTCTGCACTTGTTAAGGAATTATCTATTGAGTTTGATGATATTGACCTGACTATGCCGTTCTCGGAAGAGGAGATGAACGAAATGTTGGCTGATGTTGATATGGAATCCTCTGGAATTAATGAATATGAAGAAGTGCCCGAAAAGGAAATAGAAGATATTCCAGAAAACAACGTTACAAAGCCAGGCGATGTTTATGAACTAAATGAACATAAGCTTGTGTGTGGGGATTGTACCATCCAAGAGGTGTTGGATATATTGTTTGAGAATAGGAAGGTTAATCTTGTTATCACAGACCCGCCATATGGAGTTGATTATGGTGCAAAGAATAAAATGCTTAATAAGTTTCAGGGCAAGAATGATGTAAACAAGAAATATGGCACACGCATGGAAAGGGATATCAAGAATGATTCAATAGAAGATTACAGGAAGTTCTTTGCAAGCTTTATGTCAATCATTCCGTTTGCTGAAGTTAATTCATTCTATGCCTTCATTTCATCGCAGAACCTTCATAATCTTAGGTTAGCTTTTGATGATGCCAAGATGTGTTTCTCCAGTGTGCTTATTTGGCTGAAAAACCAGAATGTTATTAGCTGGATTGATTACATGTATAAGACTGAGTTTATTATGTATGGTTGGAAGGGCAAGCATAAGTTTTACGGCAGCCACAACGAGATAAACATCTTTGAGTTTGACAAACCCACCAAATCTAAACTCCATCCAACGATGAAGCCTGTGGAGTTGGTTAAGCGACTTATGAACAATAGCAGTAAGGCGGGAGATATTGTGTATGATGCCTTCCTCGGCTCTGGAACTACTCTAATAGCAGCACAGGAACTTGACAGAATATGTTATGGCACTGAACTTGATGAGCATTATTGTGACGTGATTGTGTTGCGGTGGGTAAATTACATGAAGGAAGCAGGGCTGGATTACTCCGTTAAGCGCAATGGTGAAGATGTGAGCAATGAAGCATGGCTAACATAAAGACAATAGACTGGGATAAAATCAGGGCTGATTATGTCCTGAATCCCAGCTATCCCTCGTTTGATGAGATTGCCAAGATTCACGGCATTTCCAAGCCACTGATTTTGGCTAAGGCTAATGACTTGAATGACCCAATTAACCGGGGCAAGTCTTGGATTCAACAACGGCAATCTTACATTGAGAAGAAACAGCAGATACAAGAGGACATAGCGACCAACGAAGCCAAGAGTTCAGTTAAGAACTTTGTGAAGGTTCTTAATAACATGGGCTTGAAGGCATTTAAGATAATCAATAGGGAGTTAGACTATATAGACAAAGTGCAGGCTGACGATATTGCTAACAGTAGGCCTCTGTCTATGCGAAAGCAGGTTAAGATGTCTGACATTACTAAGATTGTTGATGTGCTTCAAAAGATTGCTGGCGGCGAGGGTGTTAAGGAAATACTTGTTAAGTTGGAACTTGCCAATAAACAGGCAGATAATAGGAGCGTTAAATTGCAGGAACTATCTGATGAGGACTTCAAGCAAATTGAGTATCAGATTAACAACGGTGGCGCACAGGCAATAGAGACCGACTATGAAGAGGTGAAGAACTAATGTCTGACCTTACCTTCACGCAAGAGGAGTTTATCCTTGAGAAGCAACGCAGAGAGCGACAGAAATGTGATGAGCTTCAATTAAAGTTCTCGCCATATACTGAATACGGCTTTTGGGAGTTTCTGAAATACTTATATCCTGACTTCTATATAGATGAGAAAATACCGCTCATGGAGCTTTCAGAGATTCTCAGGCGAGTTACCACTGGCGAATTGAGAAAGGTGCTTATATCCTTCTTTCCACGTGCAGGCAAGAGTAGAACTTGTAGTCTTTGGATTGCGTGGTGGCTTGGCTATGACCCTGACGGCTCGTTTATGCGGAACTGCTATAATGATAACCTCGCAATGGACTTGTCTAAGGCGGTGTTAGATACTCTTAATATGGATGAATATAAGGTTGTGTTTCCCAACGTCAAGACAGACCCTAAGGCATCATCTAAAATGTCTTGGCAACTTGACGGCACGACTATCTCCACATATTTTGGTGCAGGAATTAAAGGCACTATCACAGGGCGTGGTTGTAATAGGGCTGCTATTCTTGACGACCCTATCAAAGACCCGGAAGAGGCACTGTCTGAGACATACTTAGATAAACTTGACCTATTCATTGAGACGGTGCATAACACTCGCATAAACACCACCTCAAACTGTGCCGAGATTATCATTCAGACGAGGTGGTGCGAGAAAGACCCAATTGGATTAAGGGAAGATGATGATTCTTGGCATAAGTTTATCTTTCCTGCACTTGACGAAAAAACCGGGAAAAGTGTTTGCGAGGCAATGATACCCACCGAAAAATTGCTAGCTATCAAGAATACTTGGGAAAAGAAGAATCTTGGCTGGATGTTTCAGGCTCTTTATATGTGCAAGCCCGCCGACAGGACTTTTGCTAAGTTGAGGCTGGATGATTTGAAGCGGTTTAGCATGAAAGACCTTGAAGAATTGGGCAACCCAGACGAGGTATTGGGCTGGTGTGATTACGCAAACAAGGGTACAGATAATTTGTCTGCCCCGTTCTGTTATAGATACGGTAACAAGAAATATATTGTAGGCGTAGTATTCTCAAATGAGGACAGTGTTGCGCTGGAGAGACCGTTGCTTGAAAAGATTGCTTACTTCAAGCCAGATGATTTTGTGTTTGAAAGCAATCAGGGCGGTGTTGAATTTGCCATGAATTTGCAAAGAAACAATCAGGGCTTGTTCAGTGCGATTGGTCTTGACATAGATTATCGCTCAACATCAAGCAATAAAGAAATCAGAATTATGCTTGCATTAGGCGAAATTAAGAATAACTGTTATTTTCTTGAAGACGATGAACAAGACGACCATTATAGGCGATTTATGTCTAATCTATCTAACTATGGAAAATATAAATACGGAAAGGATGATGCGCCTGATTCTATGGCAGGACTGTTGTCAATGATGTCTGAATCATTCGATGTTGAGATAGATTCTGTTGGTTATGAAAATAAAATGCTTGACACTAAATATGTAAAAGATAATAATGAACCCGACACTGAAGAAGAAGATTCTGATGTTGAAATATTTTAGGGAGAACATAATTGAAAGACGAAGTTAAAGTTGTTTCAGAAGAGCTTGTTTGCAACAACACGGTTGAGAAAGAGTTTCTTGGTGCCGATGAAGTATTTTTTGCGCCTATCTCTAAGTCAATAAGTTTGCCAAAGAGTTCTGTCAAGCTTGCTACGCCACAAAGCATTAAGTCTAATGGGTGTATTTTGCCTCCCTATAACCCCTCGCAAATTCTGGCATATAAAGCTATTGATATAACTTATCAAACCTGTATTGCCATCAAGGTTGACACAGCAATTGGGCGTGGCTATTCATTCGGCTATAAGGATATTGACAAACACAAAGATGTTATTGACTTTTTCAAGTCACCAAACAGAAACTTTAATGATACATTTACTTCTATTCTCAAGAATATGTACACAGATTTTGAGTTATTTGATAATTGTTTTCTTGAATTTGTGAAGAGCGGGAACAAGAAATCCCTGTATTGCCTGCCTGCTAAGGATATGTATATTAAGCCAAAAATGGATAAGTTTGGCAACACTCTACGTGACATTGATAAGTATATGTATATTCCTAATGGTTGTTCCAGCCCGACTGTGTTTGAGCCATACCCTGTGTCATCCAAAACACAAGATGGTGTGCATTATTGCCTGCACATGAAAAGACCATCGCAAGAAAATCTTTATTATGGCAAGCCGGACACATCGCATTTGTTTGACTTAATTAAGCAATCCTATTTGACAGACCAGTATAACATCAACTTCTTTTCTAACGGTGGACAGCCTGCCTGGGCGGTTTTAATTACAGGCGGGAAGCTAACCAAAAAGAGTTACGAAAAGATTAAGGAATTTATTGAGAATAATCTTAAAGGTGTTGCAAATTCGCACAAGATGCTATTTCTGTCTGTGCCAAACGAGAAAGCTCAGATTAAATTAGTGCCGCTTTCAAAATCTATTGATGAGCAGTTTATTACTTTGGCCGATAAAATACAGTTCAAGATTGCGCTTAAGTGTAGAGTTCATCCAAAATTGCTTGGCCTGTCACAGGGCGGAAATTTCGGTGGAGGCTCGGCTGGCATAACTGACTTGAAGCTGTTTATGGAAACTGTATCACAGCCGGAACAAAAGACTATTGTTGATTTTATTAACAGATTCCTTGAACTTGAGTTTGGTGTTAATTGTGAGTTTAGCCTGAACGGAATGAATATTTCTAACGAGAAAGACGATGCCATTATTGCCAACATGTATTACAATATGGTTGATGAGTTTGGTAATAGAGTATTATCCGTGAATGAAATCAGGCAGATGTTCTTGCGTCTCAAACCGATTGACCTTAAGAATACTCCACAAGACGAGAGCGAAACTGAACACATGGGCAATTTATCTGTTAAGCCTAATAAAGATGGCGACCTGCATACAAGCGACAATTCTGACTTAGGTCAAGGTGACGGACAGGCGTCTAATAATCTCGACCCGAACAAAAATAACGACGAAAGCACAACAAAGTTATAGGTGGTAAAATATGGAAACAATAAAGAAAAAGCGACAACTTAGCGATGTAACCATTACTCATGTTTCATACGTGAGACGTGGCGCAAATAAGAAGCAATTCTTTCTTGCTAAATCTGCCTGTAGGCATTCTGATACAGAGTTTAAGGTAAGGTTCCTGTCAAAGAATGACGATGCCGACGAAAAGCGTCTATTATATGGTATTGTTTATGAGCCTGACTCTGAGGACACCTATGGCGATTTCATGACAAGAGACGAAATTGAAAAAACCGCTCACGAGTTTCTTGAGCATTACCGTAATATCGATACTGAGCATAACCTGCTGGCTGGTGCCGGCGTGGTTGTCGAAAGCTATGTTGCACCCGTGAATCTAAATATTGGTGACAATGTTATCAAGGCAGGTAGTTGGGTCTTGGTTACACGTGCCAGTGAGGACATTTGGGAGGCATGGAAAAACGGCGAAATAACAGGTTATTCGATGTTTGGTATTTCTCGTGAAGCCAAAATGAGCAAAGGAGAACCAACAATGAAATCATGGATGAACAGGGTTCTTGAAGCTATTGGTCTTTCTAAATCTTTTGATGAGGAACTGGAAAAGACATTTGATTCAATGTCAAAGAATCCATACTTTATCATGGAAATTATGCGAGAAGATTTCTTCAACAATATTTCGTGGGATTCTGCGAGCGAAGAACAGCTAACTGCTCTTTCGACATCAATGAAATCTGCTGCGGAATACATTGATAAGAAGATTTCTGAGGTTGCAAAATCAGCAAACGAGTCAGCAGCAGAACCAGAAACATCAACTGAGACTACGATTGCGAATGATACCAATGATTCAAGCGAACCAGAGACAACCGATAATGCAGAAGCAGAAAAAACTGATTCTGAACCTATTGAAGTTGAAAAAACTGAAGTTGTCTCAATTGAAACGGTTATTAAAGGCGTGGGAGAGCAGTTTTTGCAATCCCTAAAGGAAATGGAGCAGAAATTTGAAAGCAAGTTTGCTGAAATTAACAAGTCTCTCATTGAAACAAACGATAAACTCAACGACAAGCAGACCGAATCTTCCGTAGCTGTGCCTACTCGTGTAGAAATCAAACGCTCCGCTCCGGCTGGTCACGGTTTGTTATAGGAGAAATTAAAATGGAATTGAAAAATCTTACTATTGATGCAAAGGATGCTCTCAATCTTATTAGCATTTTGCAAAAGAGCTTTGAACGTGGCGTTGCATCCGCTAATGAGGGTAATGCGCCAAAATTTAGTCCGCTGGCCGCTTATTTGCTGTCTAAACATGCGGGCTACGAAATTGTAGATTCCGATGGTGTTCCTGTCGAGAAAAGTGAGGTTGACGAAACAACTCTTGACTTTACTCGTGGCAGAAGCCTGAGCGAAAAAGATGCAGAAATAGCAATACGCTATATCTATGACAAAAGCCCCTATCTCAAGTTGTTCAATACCCGTATCGTAAAAAGCCTAGTTACGGATGTCAAGGGCACTGCAATTACCAGCAAGAACTTGATTTCTAATGAGCAGAAAGGTGGTGCTGTTACTACCATTAACAGGCGTATTGTGCACAATTTTGGAATCAATATGTGGCTCAAGAATGCTCAGTTGCAAAAGGATATTCCGCTTCAGACTGTTATTGACAACCTGCATAACCCTAACTTTGAGAATGAAGTTCTTAATGATGTGGCTATTGCTTTGGGTAATGATATTCTGAATCTTGCCATCAATGGCTTGGGCGGAAATTATGCCAGCACTGAAGATTTCTATGACCTTAATCTTGGTTTCAATAAGATGTTGCAAACAGCAGATGGTTCTAACACCAATACATATGGAACAATCAAAGTTCATGGCTTCTTGGGTCGTTATCTGACTCCCCATAAGGTTGATGCAACCAGTGCAACTGGTTCTAATTATACTGGCGCAAATCTTATTGCTGTTATGCGCAAAGTATATGAAGCTATGCCTGCCGAGTTCAGAAGCGATACTGGAAATGTGTTTATGATGGCTCAGAAGGATGTTGACTTGTATATTGCGTCTCGTTCTGACATCACAAATCCGTCCAACCCTGTCAAGGAAGATATCCTGACCACCGGCAACGTTCCTCGTTTTATGGGCTATGCGCTGGTGGCAATCCCTGGCTGGCTGAGTATCAATGAAACTCACGAAAAAGATGCAACGCTGTATGGCTCTATTCTGTTTGGCAACCCGAAGAATCTTGATGTTGCGTCCAATAGCACAAACTATCGCAAAGATATGTTCTACAACGCTCGTGCTACTACTGGTGCCGCATTTGAATATACCTATGATATGTATCTGGACTTCCAAGCTGCACGTCACAATAGCTTCGTAATTGCATTCAAGGGCGCAAAGGTCTCTGACCCTGTTCTGTTGTCTGCTGACGATGCAAAAAATGGCATGAACGCCTATACTCCCTCTGCAGCCAACACGTATGCTGAAACAGTTGCGAGCGGAACCCCTCTTCATGTATGTTGCCCGAATGAAGGTGCTGTTGTAGTAAGTTCAACTGAAGACCTCTCCGGGGCATCTTTTGATACTCTGGCCGAAGCTCTTGCTGCTGAGAATGCTGCTATTATTCCTGAAAATGGTCACTTCTCTCTTACTGCAAGCGACCACATTTATTTGAGGGCTTACCACCCCAACATGATTGCTTCTGATTGCATTGATTGTAATATTACAATTTAATATGGTCATAGGAGTTAAATTATGAGTAAAAAGAAAACAGTTAAGAAACCTGAAGTTATCGATGAAACTACTTTAGAAGTAATCGAAACTGAGGAAGTAAAGCCCAAAAAGAAAGTTAAGAAAGAGCCTGTCATGGTAAAAGTATTTATGAAACAGAGCTTTAATAAATATCAATACCATGTACGGTATAGAATTGACCAGGCTGAGCTTGATAAGTTCCCGCCTGACTCTTACGTAATCATAAGTCACTAAGCAAGGAAATAACATGGCTGAACCTATTGTATATGAGAACTTAATCAAGGCTAAAATGACACAGCTTGCCAATATCACAACGCAGGCGCAAGATAGAATCAATTCACAGATTCTTTCCAGCGGGGCACGTGATATGTTGGAAAATCTTGGCGAGGGCATCTATCAGACGTATGTAGATGAATTAAATGATTTTGATTCTGACACATATGCTGCCTTTGACTCCTTGTCATTTGATGTGCTGGATAGCGAGCAAAAATCATTGCGCAACTTGATTTATGCAGAATCATATTTCAGCCTATATTACCTTGCAATTTCGTTAAAGAAGCTGGTTAAGGGGGCAGTAAACACCATCCGTGATTCTGCTGGTGGTGCAAATATTTATGCTGCCCCTTTTGAGGATTTGATAGCCAACGCCGACAACTACCGAGACCTGGCTAATCAATGCCTGAGCTTTGCGACTGGGAATAATGAAGATGAACCTGATGATATTTATACGCAGGGTCAATTTGGAGTATTTACTATATGAGCGTGACCAGTAATTTCTTGAAAAGACATCTTAATTTGGTTGCGGAAATACAGGCTGAGTATGGCGAATATGTAATAGCTAAGAGTGAAACTGAACTTGCAATGGGAAACTTTCCTGCGATTGGGTTGTTTCTTGGCTCGTGTCAGCATAGCAAAGAGTCTATTAAATATGCTCCTATTCAGGATTCATACATATTGTGTGTCTTTGATGCGTATGATATGGACAGTCCAACAGACCTTCTGGTCAAGCAACAGACAATGTTTGACTTGCTGGATGATATAATAGCTAAAATGGATTACAATGTTCTGACCGACCTTGAGCCTGCTGTTTCTATTGGCATAGATGCAGGCACGTTCATAACAGGCTGGACAACAACAATAACGTTTAATTAAACAGGAGAAAATATAATGGCTAAAGTAATTTATGGAACAGACGGAATTAAGCAGAAAGACTATCGCATTTATGTTGGTCTTTCTGATAACTCTACTCTTCAGAGCGCAATTGATACCTACGTTGCTTCACCAACTCAGACAAATCTTAATGCGCTTATAGATACCCAAGGTGGCCAACTTGATACCAAGCTACAAGAGTTTGGTGAATGCCGAGCAGATTCTATTGACATGAGCATTGCAGATGGCGACTCTGTTGATGGTAATGTTTTAGGAAAGATTGTGTTAAATAAAGCTGGAACATTCACTGCTGAACTTTTGAATGCTACTCCAGAAAATATTGCCGCAATTGAACTACTTGATGGTCGGAATTGCACAATATTGATGCTGGAACGTGATACTCACATCGTTAATGGAATAGCAAATAAAACTGCTATTCTAATGAATGGATTCAACCTATCCTATACTGAAAAGATTACTGGTAGTGATTCCATTCGCTCAACCATAACCATCGAAAAAAGCGTACCCTCCGCTGGCTCTTTCCGCATAATTGCTGACTTATCACAGGCTTAATGTGGCCTATGGAGGTAGCAAATGGCTAAAATAAATTATGGTGTAGCAGGAATCAGGCAAAGAGATTATCGTGTCTGGATAGCCTTTGAAAATCCTGGCTCAGGCGAGCTTGACTTTGTTAATGCTATCGATATGATTCATGAAATATATGGGTATATTGAAAATGGTGAATATAGCAGTGCATATAATCTTTTCAATGAACTAAAAAACGAAATGTATCATATTGGTGAAATGCGGGCTGATTCCATTGATGTTTCCGTGCAAGATGGCGACAGTATAGACGGCAATGAAAAGGGAAAAATTGTTCTTGGCAAGTCTGGCACATTTACAGCCGAGCTTATCAATTCAACGCCTGAGATTATTGAGTTCTTAACTGGTCTTAACGGTCATGAATGTGTAATCATGCTTGAAGAAACAGACGATGCAAGACTAAAAAGTTATGATGGCGCAATGTTAGAAACCCATGAAATTATTGTCATAGGCAATGTCCCTGCGATGTTGGCTGGACTTACTGATAATGTGGGCTGTAGCTTCAGTTTCTCTGAAAAGGCTGCTGGTAAAAACATTGTAATTTCAACGCTTAATGTCGAAAAAAGTATATCAACGGTAAAAGAGTTTAGAAGTATAGAGGACTTAAGATATGAGGAGCCCACCGATGCCCCTGTTCTCGATAGTTTTATGTTCGATTCAGGAAATACTTTTGAAGTGGGTTTTATTTTCAGTGCCCAAGCAAATCAACATATCACAAACATGAAAGTTGAAGTTTCCGATGATTTAACCTTTGCAAATATCGTTGCAATTGCTTATGCTGAACCATCAACTGGTTCTATTTCTGGAGACATTGACCTGGAATTAGGAACAGTATATTATTGCAGAATCTCAGGGTTAAACAGCAACAATGTTCAGAAAACACCCTACAGCAATGTTGTGCTTCGAGAAGCAGAATAAAGAATCAACAAGAACACATAATCATGGGGCTGACCCTTCTATAATATTTATTGGTTAGCCCCATTTTTTATTTTAAGGAGGAAGATTTGAAGCAGGATATTCTTACAGTCTCACGAGTAATGCGAGTTCTGGCCAGCGTTGACATAGACGGCTGCAGCCTGAACCTCGAAAATCCCATCGATGCAGCAACCTTGATATCAACATTGTCGCAGAAAGATGTGCTTGACAATGTTATTGATATTATTCATTCAGGAGAGGGCGAGAGAACGCCACAGCTTGTCATGGAGTTTTTTATTCACTTGTCTGAACAGCTTGGTCTTTTCAATGACGAGCTAAACAAACGCAAGCAACACGTGATTAATCTCGGCATTTATATGGATGATACAGCAGAAGAATTGTTGGCAAAGCAAGAAAAAAACAAGGACTTATATATTGGGGATATGTATCTTTCTAACTATTTTCTCCTGAAAAAGAATAACATAGAGCCTGCCTGCCTATCTATATATGAGTCAATGATTTTGATAGAGGAAATAGTCTGCTCTGAAATCAATAAGGTCACGCTGGAAATGCTTGGTTTAATGGATTCTGACAGTCATTCTTTCTGTGAACAGGTGCGAAAAACAATAGCTCATGCAAACTTTTATTCTTTTGCACTTGACATATATGATGATGTAAATGAAATGTATCAGAGTCTTGAAAGGAAAAGGAGCAATAAATAAGTTGAGTAATATAGCCAAGTATAGAGAATACCAGTCAATAATAATTGCCGAAATAGACATAAGTGACCTTACTATTTCTCAGGAACTCTTTGAAATATATGGCAATAAAAACATGAGGCCGGGAGCAGTAATAAAAAAAACTCTTAACAATCTAATTACTGAGATAGAAAAAGATGAGTCCCTGTTAAAACGTGCTCATGCTATTTTAATTGAAAGGCTTAAATACGCGACTGGTAATCTATATAATTCTATTGGCATATATTGCACATATACTTACAAGGAAACTTCTGGTACTGTTGGTAAACTTAACTATGGCTCTTGCAAAATCTTTGTAAAATTTGCAGTCAAGCCAGAATTGATAAATGCTTTATTTGGCGAGGATGAGGCAAAAACTCCGGTTCCAGACGTTGGTGAACTTGTAAAATGGATTCGTGGTAAGCAGAAATATTTTAGAGACAGGATTACATCCATTGAGAAAAAGAAGGAAATACAGAGAGCCTTACAAAGACAAAGACAGGTTTTACTTAACAGAAAAAGTAAAAGAAGAAAACCAGTTGAACGTGGAATCAACCCAATAACAACAGACACATACTCTGGCGAGCAATATTTAGACCCAATACATGAGCTTGCAAGCCAAATAAGACAAGCAATGACTAAGAGATTTAAGACGAAAGATTCTGCCACGAAAGGTAGCGAATATGTCTTTATTGGATATAGAAGAAGTGTTATCAGAAGTATATTTTCCGACAATCCTATCGAGAGTCTCGTTCCCAAATACGTGAAAGAGCCTGAACCATTGCTTGTAATGAAAGGGGATGGCGGTTATCTATTAAAAGAGCTTGCGATTGCAGCAGAAGAACATATCGCCAATGTATTCAAAAAACTTGATATTGACATAATTCAATCTGGCAAGCAAACTATTGATAAAATGTTTGCAGATGCAGGTTCTGACAGACATCAAGAAGGCATACCAATTAAAGACTTTGATGATGGCTTGAATAACTTAATCAATATATGCAATATGTTAAGAAGATTCAAGGGCAAGACAGCAAAGGCATACTATAAAGAATACATGTCAATGCTTGACCAAGCTCAATACAAGGCTGTAGAACATTTAACTAAAACCAAAAAACAAGAGCGGGCTAAAATTGAGAAAGAAATGGCCGAGCTTGCAAAGAAATTCAAAGAAGTGTCCATGTCAAACATAAGAGGCAGGGCAAGAAGACATCTCAAAAGGAGATAATGATGGCACAAAGCTTTAGTAACAAGATAAAAGAATTTCAGGCTGCACTCAAGAACATGCCTGGAACAGAAAAGAATGCAGAGGCACTCTCAAGAATTATAGCATCCGTGGCAGCGTCACAAGATGTTTTGAGGGAGCTTGGCTCAAGAGGCATGGTTTCCGAGCTTAAGGAATATATCGACACTATTGAAGAACTGATGAAGAGTGTTTCAAGTATTAAGATACCCAAGCGACCTGCTATGCATTCAGGCTCTCCTAAAAAAAATGCGCAAGAGCTTCTTAAGTATCAAAGAAGACTTGAAAAACTTAATGTTGTCCTTGATGATTACAATGAAAAAGTTCAAAAGGCAAATGAAAAAGCAGCAATATTTGCCAACTTCACAAAACATGGCTATGATAAATCAGAAGAAATTAAGCAATCAAAATATACTGGTGATGATGAACTTGCAGAAAAAAATCGTCAAAAGTTAAGAGAGTTCAATGAGTTGCGCAGAAAAGAGGCAGAGCGTGATTACCGTGAAGCCGCAGCTCAGATTGAGAGAGAGGAGAGACAACGTCAGCAGGAAGAAGCGAGGCGTTTCAAGGCTCTTAAAACATCTATTCAGCAAAAGGCTGTTCTTGAGGCTGTGGGCGGGGATTTCTCATTCAATGAAGCAGACTCGCTTAAAGACATTGATGCTGTTAACAAAGAAATTACTGAGCGCGAAAAATTACTTAAAGTAGTTAAGCAACAGGAAGTTATTGCTAAAACCAATCTTATCAATTCCAAAGATGAAAATGAGATGCTTCAGCGCAAGAAAGAGTATATTGACGCGATTAGGCGAACCGAGAATGTTAAGGGAGCAGTCAATGAAGCAAAGGAGCGTCTTGTTCAAGTTCGTAATGAAACCAAAGAACTTGAGCGCAAGAAAAAGATACACGATGAGTTAAGAAAGCAAAGACTGCAAGACCTTAAAATAACAAGGGAAGCTCAACAAGCTGGCTCTGATATTATTGGCGGCATAACTTCAGGTAAAATGTCTCGCAAAGACCTTGACTTTCAGATGCGCAGGGTAAATGCTGAATTATCTAAGATGCCAAAGAAATTCAGGGATTCCAGGGCAGATATTTTTGCCAAGCAATTAGCTCAGGCTGGCATTTCCACTCGCACACTTAACGGACATTTGGAAGTTACCAGGGTTAAGTCAAAAAACATAGAAAGTCATTTCTCCAAGACCATCAAAGATATGTTCTCTATGGAGAAGTTAATGTCACGTATTTCATTTGTTATTACGGCAAAGCTGTCTTATGAATTATTTGACACTATATCCAGGCTTCCCAAGCAAGCTCTAAATACATGGAAAGAGTTTCATGACGAAATAACCAAGGCATTTGCGCTTCTCGCTAACGAGTCGGACGTAACAAAGAATAAGCTTCAGAAAGACGTTAGAGAGCTTTCGAAAACTTATGGCATTGCTGCCAAAGAGCTTTCTGGTGCGTTATATGAAATTATTTCTGCTCAGGTAGGCGTTGCTAATGCGGCTGATGTATTGGAGAAGGCTATTCAGCTTTCTATTTCTGGTGGCAGTGATGTTAGGACTTCTGCTCATGCTTTGGTGCAAATTGCCAATGCGTATGGCATGACCTTTGATAAAGTGGGCAAGATTGCCGATATAGCTTTCCAGACAGTCAAATACGGCCAGTTGACCATCCAGCAATACACAGACCAGATGAGTAAAGTTGTCGCCACTGCGTCTATTCTAAAGATACCTATCGAGGAAGTGGCGGCTGCCATCGCAACTATGACTATTAATGGCATCAATGCAGACCAGGCATTCACAGCACTTAATCAGATGTTTATGACAATTGCCACGCCCACCGCTCAGGCTAAAAAGCTAATGTCTGAGCTTGGTATTGACCTGAACATAAGCAAAATACAGGCTGAGGGCTTGGAAAGTGCATTGCAGGAACTTGTTCCATTGCTGAACATGACGGGCAGCGCACAAGAGCAATTGATTACTATTCTGTTTAAGAACAGGACTGGTTTCAAAGCTGTTGCCTCGATGCTTGGGAATATGGGTGAATATGCCGAGAATTATTATAGAATGATAGACGCAGCAGGCGCGGCACAGGAAGGGCTTGCCGAGAGAACTAATACCGTTGCCTTTGCCCAGAATAGAATGAACACTGCTTGGCAAGAAATGCAAATGATGTGGGCGAGTGGCTATAACCGTGAGATAATATCCTTCTACGACTATCTTACTGGCGTTATCAATATTTTAATTAAAAACATTCCTGCGCTAACCATTGCCGTAAAGACGTTTGGGCTTGTTTTGATTAATCAACTAATAAGAAGAGCTGTTTTGCATTTCAAAGTTCTTCAAACACAAATAAAGATTCTTGGTCACGAGTTTTCTGTAACTTGGGCTAAGGCAACGCTTGGTCTAAGTTTATTAATCAGTGGCATTATAGAGTTTGGCGTTATTATGTTTGGTATCGCTAATAAAATCAGAAAGAACGATATTTCAAAGGCACTTGGTCTTGATGAGCTTGCAAAAAGTGCAGAAAATGCTGAATATCAAATTGAAAGTCTTCAGTATAGCATTGACAAATTTGATGGCATAGACGTTTTAGTGAAGCGATGGGAATCTCTTAACGAAATACAGAACAAGAATGCCAGTCAAATTTCTTCAATGGATAAGCTTTATTATGAAATATCCAAGCGCATGAAAGATGTTGGTCTGGATATTTCCAATATGACAAAGGAAAGTGAAAGTTTTATAGAGCACATTAAACAATTACGCAAAATGCAACAAAGCCTGAGAGATGATGTTATAAAATATAAGGGTCTTGGCTTACAAAGTGATTTGATGAAAGCCATTGGGGAAATGTCTCAAGGCACTAAGTATGATGTTAATGCGTTAAACTATGGAACAGACTTAAGAAAAGAATACAAAAGACTTCTTGAAGATAAATCTCCATATGGGCAAACAGCAATTAGGTTGGCAAGGCAAGGTCGCTATGGCCAAATTCACGAAGCAGAAGAAGGGATTAAGATACAGGCCGGTGCAATCCAAAATCTTCTTAATAGCGGTGAAAGCAAAAAAGCTTACTTTGCCGCAGAAACATACAGAAAGAACATGGAAAATCTTTCAAAGAAACTATCTGATGAAATTGAGACTGGAATGGCAAACGAAACATTGAGTAAAACTCAGTTAAATAACATGAATATTTTGCTTGATATATACAGAACGGCGGCTGGACAATATCTTGAGATACAAAAACTAACCATTCCTCAAACGCCGATTCCGGATTTCGGCACAAAAGAACACACCCCAGGTGAATCCACATCAGAAAAGTCATATATGGATAAGATTGAGAGCATGTTTTCTGAAGCCATTGGTACAAACATATATCCTACTCTTGAGGAATTTAGAGAAGCACGCATGAAAGCTCTGGATGATGTTGAATCACAAATTAGAAAGGACATGGCAGACCCTAAGATTGTTACAAAAGACGCAAAGGAATCTTTAGCTAAGTTAGATTTGTTACGTGAAATGACTGATAAAGATACCATTGTACAATTGTTTGAAGCAAGCGAAAAGGCTATTGGGTTCTACACCGAGCTTGGCAAGAACTTGTTGGAATCAGGCGACCTTGAAGGGGGCAGGACTGCTATGTTAAAAGCAAAAGCTGCCTATGACAGTTACAGTGCACGTGGCGATGGAATGTCTGATGAGTCTCTGCTAAGCGCCGGATTCACCGACTCTGAATTAAGAACTCTTCGTGAAAACATGCAAAATGGTGGCGCAAAGTTCCTGCTATCATGGTTTAATGCGGCAAGTTCATTCTTATCTGACAAGGAATATCTTAATGCTGTTGTTGACACTTTTGGCATCGATAAGAGCGTAACTGAAAGTATAAACTCTCTTGACAATGCAATTAAGCAAGCCGAAGCTGACGGTCAATCTGAAAAGTCAAATGCTCTCAAGAAAATTAGGGAGATGGTTGCCAAGAGCATTGTTGATAGTTTATCTGAAATTATCAGCGTTAAGGAAAATAGTGAGTTTTATCCTGAGATTGAAAAAAGGTTAAAGCAGGTAATTGACGATGAAGGTGGAGTTGAGGCCTTCGATAGTGCTTTACTGGAGATGACGGAAAGTCTCAGCGCAAGGGGTATATCTCTATCGGACAAAGATATTGATGACATAGGCAAGCTTCGGGAGGGCATTACCGGAGAAACGGATAGCTTCAATGTCAAAAAGCTTTTTGGTATCTCTGAATACAAAAACGAGCAAGAGGCTATTTTTGATGTTGCACAGCAGTCTGTTAATCAGCTTACACAAGTTTGGTCTTTTTATTGGCAATGGGAACAGCAACAGTTGCAAAAGCAGACAGAAAAAAAGTTAGCCATTCTCAATCGTGAGAAAGATGTTATGCTTTCAAACACGAATATGTCTGAAGAGCAAAAGGCACTTATCAACGAAAAGTATGCCGAGCGTGAAAGAATACTGCAAGAAGAACAGGCAAAGAAGCTTGCTGCCATGAAGAAGAAGCAGGCTATATATGATGCAACTGTTGATTTTGCTAAAGGATTAATTGGAATACATACAACTGAATATGGCACAAAAGGATTGCTTGGTATTCCTACTGCTGCTCTCTTGACATCTCTGCTTACTGGCGTTTTTGCTGCTCAGATGGCTATGATTAATAATCAAAAGTTTGCTGGCGGTGGATATACTGGTTCGGGCTATGGCTCTCCCGACGAAACTGGACACAAGCCTGCCGGTATAGTTCATGCTGGTGAATTGGTTATTGATAAGGAAACACTGGATAAGAACTTTAATCCAATAATGTCAATGTATGAGCATATGAAGTCTGGCGGCAATATGGGTAGCTTTATATCTAAATATGTACTTGGTGGAATGCCCAAAAATAACATTCAGCCCGCCAATGGCAGACTTTTTGCACAAGGTGGATATGTGGGTCAAGCTGGCTCATTTGGAAGTATACAAATCAATCTCAATGGGGCTCGTGTTCTTGACCCTATTGAACTTAATAAAATTGTGGAAATTGGTGGCAAAAAACGCAGGAGGTTAAATGCTTGAATTAACTGATTATTCAAGGCTTGTGCCGAAGGATAGCTTGACCATTGACGGTGAAAAGCTGGCAGGTATTGATAACTTTACCATAGACGCAAGGCGTTGCAAGGCTGAGATAAGATTACTGAATACAAATCAGTCAGAGAACCAGGATATTATTAACTCACTCACGGATACAACACGCTTGCTTAAAGATAGCATGGAAACTGAAGATGTCTCTGCTATTTTGTTTTCCCATGCAAAAGCTGTTCAGGCATTTGATAAAGAGAGGCTGTTTACTATTGATAAGTGGTCTGGCAACCATACTTGGGATTATGGCGATGGCACTATTGCTGTTCAGTCAATTGTTCTAAGAAACATATTCTATAACACGCTGAAAAGGCCTATGGTCGGAGGCGTGAATGGCAACGGTGATGATTTCTTTAACAACCTAACGGCAATGTTTGTCGCAGCAATACTTAATCATTATTCTGTGCCAATAACAACACAGCTTAGTATGAGTCATGTTTATCAATATATTAGCGATAGAATGGGTTATGTCTCGTCTGATGTTATGAATATATCAGAAGCTATCGGGCTATTCCTTCTATATCATGTATTCAATAGAGAGACTGCATATAGAAGAATTGATGAGTTGTATGATGCCTTGTCTTTGCATTTTGGCACAGGCAACCTAATCGAAGAAGTTGTTTATACAGATGAAGCTTATGGTTCAACAACAACTGACAACGGTGGTCAATATGCAGCTAACACAAACACAAACATAGACTCAAAGGCTTGGATGATAGCAGACTTCTTTGCAAGCATATTCAGTATTGAGGACTACAATTCGTTGGTTACATCATATCAATTAAACAATATGACTGGTCAAAAACTAAGAAGACCGACAATTATGTGGACTGTTAATGACTATACTGTCTCAGAAAAAAGGAACTCATACTATACTCCGTTTTATCTTAACAGGCAAGTTGTGATGGGTGGCTATGTCTCTACGAAGGAAATACTATACTCAAATATATCAACCTTTATGAAAGCCTCAAACTCAATATACATTAAGACTTGTAGCCCGAAGCAAGAGTCTGGTCTGCAAATTGGTAGAACCCAAACAAAAACAATGTCCAGCGATACAGATAATCAAATTCCAATATCAATAGAAAATGAAGGATATATAAATGAGTATTGGAATAACTATATCCCAGTTGAAAGAACATATTATATTGAACCTATTTACTATTTTAATCCAAACCTTGATAATGACGTATTTTCGCTATATCTTGATAATATTAATGTAAACGAATTACTTTCAAGACCCGACTCTTTTCTTTTTACAACTGGTTTTACTGAAACTAATTGGATGTATTTTGACTCAATCAAGTGTAAGGAACGCATACTGCTGCCTGATGAAGATACATTTGTTGATAGCATTCCAGTGTTTGACCTTGAAGATGAATCGCAATTAGATAATTATGGTCTATATATATACCGTGATTATTTTCAGAAATATTATACCAAAGCAAATTCAAGTGTCACAGACATATTGGTTCAATTAAAAGACACCTCAAACAATAAAGTTTTATTCACTGGCCTGATTGACTTCAATACAGTACAAATAAGCAAGAAAGCAATCACTTTTGAAGCCATTGATGCTATTGGTCTGCTCGTAGACAACGCACGGAAGCTTAATGGTATCGTGCATTTCTCGCAGTTTGATACGGGTGGAGATGGCACAATTGCTGAGAAAAAGGCAGGCGCAACTCTTAAACAATTTATCGAAACGCTCGTCAGGACACCGTTTCCATATCAACACAGTCTTGCAAGCAGCTCATTTGATATAGGAAACAATGACGGACTCGAGAATAAGCTACTTGACACAATCGATACAGACAAAGCTATTATTATGGCAATTCAATGTGCTAAGAAATTGCTGTATGTTGATGGCACGGGCAAAATCCATATAGACGGTATTCCTGGAGCTAATGAAGCAACAATTGATGGGCAGATAATTGAGGAAAACATATCGCAAAATACTGACATTGACGAGCTTGAATTTGACCAACTAAAAAAAGTTGCTGGCTACGATAAGTTTTTGCCGTCTATTGTTTCATTTTATAAGTCAATCAATTATAGATATAAAAAACGAATTGACCTGGAAATATATGGTCAAACTTCTGAAATAAAATTGCTTGACAAAATAATCTATAAATCCAAAGAGTACTTTGTTATGGAAAAGAACATCAACTTGAGCAATGGTCATCTAAGCATTACATTGATTGGAGAAATTTAATGTCTATCATATATAGACCAATCAATGGTATTGCTGGCACTGCCACGTTTACTTTGAAGCAAAGATACTCGCCATACGCCGTTGTCAATCAGGCTACACTCGAATATGCAGCATTTGATGATGAAGATGTTGATTCGGACTTTACCGAGATATTCACAAACATAGAAGATAACCTTGTCAAAGACTTTTATGGATATAGAAAAGTTGTTAGGTTTTCCCTGTTTAACAAAGCAAGACCTGATGTTGATAATAATCAAATTCTACCAATTATATCCATGATTAACAGTATAAATAACGCTCCAAGCTTACACAGACTTACAATTAAGTATCGTTCTCTTGCCGACTACGGAACTATTAATGATGCTTTATTTGTTGGCAATTTTAAGTTATTAGAAGCAAGCGCAAAAGGCAATGCTGGACAAACCATTCCACTTGAGTTTATGGAAAAAGGCACAGGCATGTTTCTCAACTATGGTGATAGTTTTGAAATAAGCTATATTTTATATGAAGATGGTGGTAAGATATTGCTTGAAGATAGCGTTTCTGGAGCAATTGTGGCAGAAGAAATATATTATGGTACAGAGCTACCGGAAATATAGAAATAGGAGATATAAATGGCTGCTGAAGATAAGAAAATTAGTTCATTAACAGAATGGCTTTATGCAAGCGTACAAGATGCTGCAAATATGGTTGTTTCTCATTTTGGAAGTAATTATAGAATTACTTTATCAACACTTAAGCAATATGTATTGGGCGACAGAGAAATTGGTGGTACTGGTTCGCAGGATATAACTACAAATGGTGATGCGCAAATACTTGCACAGAAAAGACTTGATTCACCATCGTTTAACGACGATGTGGAGCTTAATTGGAATGTAACGGCGACCCAAATGAACTTTCTTAGCGGTCTTAATGTCAACGTTAATCAAGTGCTTAACAGTATTGGTTCCAATATTATGACAATTGAAAACCGTATTGACGATTTAGAGGAAGATGTTGGTTCAATTACATTGTCTACATTTGTTGCAACATATGATTTCAATGCAGGAGGAGACTCGCTATCACTTCTTGCATCAGTTCTGAGTCCAGATGTTAGTATGGTTGACCCAGGAAAAGTCATTGTCCAAATATATATTTTGAATGACACAGCCAGAATCCTTGCTTCCGATGTCGTAATTCAAATTAATACAAACGAATTGAATGAATTCCATAGCATATCGCTTTCTGGTCTTGAACCCGGGAAGCAATATTCATTGAGAGTGCTATCAAGTGTTTAGCTTTCGCAAGATATTTAATGCAAATACTTGAATATTTCTAGCAGAAAGAATACACAATCCCTGATAACATATCTCAAGCCATTACTGCAAGAGAAGAACAAATAGCTTGACACAATGTCGCAAATAAAAAAAATAGATACATGAAGATAAGGAGTATTTATTATGGCTGAAAGAGACATAAATCAAAAGAAATATCAGTCGATGCCAGACGACTTTGATATTATTAAAGTGAAACAGTATAACACTGCTGGCGATATTATCCCTCAAGGTTCTGTTATCTATGTGACGACTAAAGCTGCTGAAGATAGTGAGATACCATTTGATGCCTTAGCAACTGGAACCCTAACTTCTAATATTACGCTCATTGCAGGTGATAACATAAGTATTGTTGGCTATCAGCGCAACTATTCTGGCATTGAATTAATCACAGAATGTGTGTTTGCCAATGACTTAACCAGCGTTATTGTCAATGGAGCAGGCAAGAATATGTCTCTCCTGAATAACGCTCCCGCCGGAACACTGATTATGGGTGCTTTTCAGAAAGTCACGATTCCCACAAGCTCAACTGACTCGGTCTTGATTGCATATAGATAAATAGGATTATTGGTAAACACTAATGGAAGAAAGAGACATGGTATCAAGACAAGAGTTTCAAAAAGGGATGTCTGACATGGAGAGAAAAATGGACAGCGGTTTCGCTAATCTTGAGAAAAGCATAATGGAACTTAAGCACATAGTTGAAATGGACAGAAAGACTGATAATGAAAAGTATGATGATAGATATTTGCTTAATGATGATTTTCATCAAACTCTTGTCATGGGTCTTGTTCATCCAGAAGTTAAAAATATAATATATTCATTAATGGCGGATTTTATGTGTAGCGAGAATGGCAAAATGAAGTTTGAGCATTTGGCTAACAGGTATCTTGACAAGAAGCGTGACGACATCTCAGCATGGTCAACTTTCTGGACAAAGACGGCCAAGATTCTGGCAACCATTGCATTTCTTGCCGCGATTGTATATGGTGGCACATTGAATAATCAGAACAACAATATCCTCGAAAATCAGCAGAAGCAACTTGATAAGATAGGGGAAATACTGGAGAGCTACAAATGAGACTTCAATTAGCATTAGGTCTCGGCTTGTCTCGTGCGCGTGGTGGGGGAGAAAAATACTCTGCTGAAGCATTAGCCTATTTTGCAGAGATGCTAACGCAAGGAGACGATGCCTATAAGCTCTGGATTGACACATACATCAAAAAGCTGAAGGCTGACGGATTGTGGGCGAAAATATCAGCCATGTGGCTGCTCGGCAACAAAGACCAAAACGCAAGCTTTATCAACATGAAAAATCCAGCAGGCACAAAAGCGCAAGGGCTTGGCGGGATTGACGGATTCACCGCGTATAGCGGCTGGAACGCTGGTGCGGGTGCAGGGAAAGCGATTGACACAGGCATCTCACCAGCGACACTGGGGCTAACGGAAAACAATGCCTTTGTTGGCGTTTACAGCTTGACTGATTCTGCCGCAACGGCTGTTGACATTGGCGCGCGAGGCACTGTTGTCAATTCTTCGTTTGGCAGGGTCATGGTTAGCTCACGACTCGGCCATGAATACCAGCAAAATGCGTTATTCCAAGGCATTATAGCGAGTGGCGAAGCATGGACTGGTGAGCAAACACCCAAGTCGGACGGCTTTCATTTGGTGAACAAAAACAACACATCAACATCATCATCATATCGCAATAACACCGTCTACGGGACTTCCGCTGAGTCAGCAAATGGGGTGACAACCAGAAGCATATATCTGTGTGCAATGAATACTGATGGCACTGTTGGCTCACCTTCCAACCGTACCATTCTGTTGAGCATGATAGGTATTGGGCTGTCTGATGCCGAAAGAGGGCTGCTAAAAAACCATGTGGAATGGCTCACGAAGAACAGCCCAGGGGGTGACAAATGGATAGCGTAGATGTAGTTATTGTGCCGTCAATGGACTTGATTTCACAGCCAATATATGATGAGGTCAACGGCGTTTATCACGCTATCGCTCCGATTCGCATTATGAATGATGGATATGCTATTCCTGCATCAATTTTGGACTGCGAGATATTTAGCGCATATCATGCTTATTTATCTTCTTGCGAAAGAAAAACAATACCACTGGAGGTGGAAGATGAACTTTAGAAATATCAGTTGGAGATTGACCAACACACTCAAGCACTTTGGGTTGATGCTATTGCTTGGCATCGCAGCTTGGTTTTTCGCATACGTCGGCAATGCTCAGGGGCTCGGCTGGTTCCCCAATATCGCGGCAATCATAGTCACGGTATATGTAGAATATCGGCAATGGTCACGCAGTGGAAAACCGGTCTTGGCATTATTGAAAGAGCGTGGATTCGACACGCTCGTGGATGTATTGGCTGGCAATGCTGGCTTCTTTCTTGGCTACAATGTGTTGCTCAAACTAACGGCTGGCGGATGGATAGTGTAAGTGAAAGAGATAAAAGAGATAATCCTACACTGCTCAGACTCGCTTTGGGGTACCGCATCAGAAATTAGAAGGTGGCACCTAGCTAATGGTTGGAAGGATATAGGTTATCACTTTGTCGGCACGAATGGCTACGTAAGACCACAGTTTTATATCCCTGAAATGGATGGCAGTCTTGAAGTGGGCAGGTATCTGGATGGAGACAACTTCATTTCTGATAATGAAATTGGAGCACACACTCTTGGCTATAATGCTACGAGCGTGGGCTATTGCTTAATAGGCAAAGAGAAGTTTACCGTGCCTCAGTTCTGGAAAGTCAAGCGCATGTTTGAGTTTTTAATATTGAAGTATGGCCTCAAACTAAGTGATGTTTATGGTCACTATGAGAAGCAAAAAGGCAGGACTTGCCCCAATGTAGACATGGTATGGTTTAGAGAAGTGCTGTTCAGAGAAGAATTACTGGACAGTTTTGAATTGGAAAAATACTGGACAAAAACACTAAATGGAGATTAAGATGGATATTAAGTTTTTAAGTAGGAAGTTTATTTTATCAATTTTGTTAGCTATAATGGCTATTATATTTTTGATGAAAGGACTGATTGACCAAAATAATTGGAGTATTATTATGATGGCAACGGTTGTGAGCTACACCGTTTCTAAAACTATTGACAAGAAATATGGATTGATTAATTATCCCACCATTTGGAGCAGGATTGTATCAATATTCAGCCGTGAGTTTATTGTATCTATTTTGGCTGTGGTTGGCTCTGGCTTGTTATGTTGGTATGGATTTATTGATGGAAACATCTGGTTTCAGATTGCTCTTGCGGTCGGAAGTGCTTATAACATATTCAATTCTATCGGGAAAGTGAAGTAATTTGTTAAAGTATGCCTTTTATATTATTGTTGCACTAATGATTGCGGGGCTATTGATATTTAGTTTCTGGTCATGGAAAAGGCTTCCTGACATTCGCACAGAAACTATTAATCACGAGATAATCAAGCCGGTTGAAGTGCGCATAATTGAAAGATACATAGAAGGCACGGTTGACACAGTTTATATTGATAATAAGCCACAACCTGTTGCTGTTTATGAGACAAAGAAGGACACACTTGATACTCAGGTTGATGTCCGGGTTAGGTATTTCATAGAGCAGAATAGATTTGACTCTGACATTGGCATAAATACAAATCACAAAGAAACTGTAATTGAGACTACCAAGTATATAACTCAGAAGCCAAAGTTGATTAGGTTCGTCTCTGGAGTATCTGTTGGCTTTGTTGATGACAAAGATAATGCTGGACTAAAAAATGCCGGTCTTGATGCTGGAATTAAATTGAGAGATAAGTATTCGGTCTCAATCTTTGCAAATACGGATAATGTATTTGGCTTGAGATTTGGAATAGATTTTTAACACTCATCTCGTACCACTCCACTCACGGATGTCAGTCTCATCCTTCCTGGCATCCGTTTTTGCTTATACTTGAAAATGCGCATACAAAGCAAAAGCCCCCAAACATAAGCCCGCAATTTAGCACAGAACGCAAAAAGAAGCACGCTGTGGCACTTTCTGCCCCCAGTTGGTATAGTTTATAGTGTTTGCAAATAAAGCGCGTTAAAACAGCTTTTCTTGCGTGGGGGGAAGGGTAAGGGTTAGGGGGTAGTATAAGTACTCTGGTAAAAGGTATTCTAAAACTATTTTTACTTATCTGAATATTCTATTTGCTTTTACTTAGAAATGGGTTATTTTATAGTTCTACTATGTAATAGTAGTAGTATCTTTTAATAATATATATATATATATACTTATTAAGTACTCTTAGTATATATATTAATATATATAAAGAACTCTCCATTCTTTCTTTCTTTTGGTTCTTTTCTTTCTTTCTTATGAAAACTAAATACAAAAAAATCCCTCCAAACCCGATATGAGAACGGAGGGATGAGAGTGTGGTTTGTGTGAGTTAAATCAAAAGCCACTCACCTTCTTCGACATCAATAAGTGTGGCTGAGTTTTTATTTGGCACGAGAAACAGAGTGTTTTCTCCGTTGATTTTATCAGTGTCGCTTGGCTGTATTTCAATTCCTGTCACTAATGATGGTGCTGGAATTATCGCAACCTTAAGTCCACTGCCAGTTGAGGCTGGTAGAGCAATCTCGCCTGGATTGCCTTCTGGATTTGCGGTTACAACAACGTGAGAGTGAGTAACTGGTAAGGCAGCAGGAGAACCATTTGTCAATGAAAGGTCAAGCGTAGTTGTTGTTACTGTATTAAGAGACTGTAATGCAACAATGTCTGCGTTAACTTCAGCAAATGTTGAGGCAGCAAAAGTTGGGTCAACCATATCAATATTAACAATATCGCTTGCTATAGTTCCAGTCAAGGCAGTTGCAGTTGCTTTAATAGATAACATTCCTGCACCAACAGTTCCAGCGAAAACAAGGGTTACTTGAGTATTACTATCTTTTGTTGATGTTGAAAGCGTTAGACCGGTAGTTCCTGCGTCAATCGTGAAATTCGTGATTGTTCCAGCGGCAGCGGCAAATGTGTCACCAGAAAGAGTTAGCACAATGGTTGCACCATTTTCCCCTACTCTTGGAGCACTCACGGTCGAAATGAATGGAATTGAAGCTACACCGGTTACATACATGCCAGGATAATTCGTGGTATCAGGCTTGACAAAACCACTGTTGGCTGCCTCAAATCTGGTATCAACAAGCGTGGGATTGTTGTTGATATAAGTAATCACATCAATGGCCAATACTCCAAGCTGCTTTGCGATTAGATTCACGTGGACACGGTCTATTCCATAGATTTGCTTACAAGCACGGAACGCATCATAGAGTTGTTTCTGATTAATCATCTTAATCTCCTATTTTATATTTGATACAATAACTGGGAGATTGCCGTTTTGTGTCAAGAATTATTTGATGATGTCTTTTGTTTGCTTTTTTCATAGGTTTCAATAATGTCTTTGTCTCTTACGCCAGCGGCCTTGATTAGCTTGAGTAGCTGCTCTGGCCTCATCGTTTCATAAAGAGTCACAACGGCCAAAGTTAAGTCACATAGAGTATCTTCAAATCCTGGCTCGAACACTTTGCTGATTTGCTCGGAAAACTGGTCGTTTAATTTGATAACATCTTTGTGCGCTTCTCTGAATGTGTCGTGACGCCTATTTGCTTGGCGAACTTTCCTATTGAATATAGCATATTTATTACCTCTGGAGACATCATGTGTGCAATGGCTATTTTGTCAAGCTATTTCTTCATATTTCTATAGGTTTACGTTGAGTTTATTTGGGCTGCGCTGCCGCGCACCTTTAAAAGAAAAGCGGAGTGCCTTCGGCACGTTAATCGGAAAGCCACAGAACCCAAACATTGAATGTAATGCCCCCGAAATAGTTAATCATTTAATCACCTTTTTTTCTTTTCATAATGTGTTTTCATGTTAATTATTACCCTGCTTATAAACATCGCTCCAGCTCAGTGTATTATGGTCTATTAATTGCACCGAGTAGTGCATTGATATGTATTGGTTTATTCCTGCGAAGTACTTACCTGGCAGGAAGTAGTTTGGTCGAGCTTGACAAACCATTACATACTTCATCGTGGGTAGCTTACTAATTTGGTTGTAGATATGATTAGCCTCATCTAAGTCACGACACACGAATACAAGTTTATTGATTCTGCGTGTTCGCCTGTATGTTCTACAAGTAGCTGTAACATACAGGTAGTCACTTATATCGGGCTTATTAATAATTGGCGGTTTCTTTCTCTTGCAGCGCCTCTTTTCATTCATTCATTTGCTCCTGTTCTTTGTGTATTTTATCTGCTAAACCTTTTCTGTATAAGTATATCCACTTAGTTGTCTAATTTTTTCCACTGTTCTGGCAATTTCGTTTTGATGTTCTGTGATTTTATTAAGATATAACAACTTTTTTTTCTCTCTTAAAAGATTGTTTAGGTAAGCAGATGAAAACCTGCCATCACTATACAAACCAATCATGTCACAATAGCCTTGTGCTGTTACATCCTCAATCCATGTTTTAGTGCCACTAAAAACCTTCGCAACAATAACTCCAATTATTTCTGTATCACGTGGTGGACATATGGTTTCCTTCTCAGACATAAAATATAATGGCTTATACCTTAAATCTTGGAAAAAGTTAACTTCTGGTAATATGTTATACTTGCTAAGAATGCGCAACGTTTCAAGCTGTTCCAAAGTGATAGTATTGCCTTTTTTTGAATCTTGTGTTGTTTCAATCATTTAATCCTCCTTAAGTATTTCGTTTATTTGTGTTTCATCAAATATAGACAAGTCAATTTGTGTTCCACATTCTGGATTTTGTGATTCAATACATATAATATTCATTTACTTCTCCTATTTAATTTCAATTTGCTAAAACAATATCATTTGAGACTCAATCTTATGATTGATTTCATATTTTTGATTTTCACCTTTCGGATAATCAAGTATTTCATATTTGAAATGTTTTCTCATTTCTTTGATTTCACGTTTATTACCAAGAAACATAAAATATCTATGTTTTGACTTTTTTTCAACTAAATATTTAATATGTTCAGGTAAATTTGATGAGCCAGAACAGCCATATTTGCTATACATTGTTCTTGGGTGAACACTTTTATTTGTTATTGTGTTTATGAACTTTCTTTCAGGCTTTGATTTTCCTGCATATATCCAATTTGTAGCCTGATAAATATATCCATGATGACCATTATTTTCGTCAGCATAGGACACAATACAGCATGGGGTTTTTATTTGTTTTAAGGATTGCGAAACAAAATAGCTCAATGAATTTTTTGGCAATCCTTCTTCAGCTATAAGTCTATTTAGTTCCCATGTTTTCATTGGATATTCGGAACCAAAGCAGGCATATCCGTCATTTAGATTTCTACAAGGAGTTCCAAATGTGCAAACTCCGACAAGATTGTTTGAATCTTTAATGTCGAATAATCCAAAAGCAAAAGAAACAGAAGGTATTGTTTTGGCATAATGTCTTTTCATAATCCATTCAAAATATTGGCTTCTGTCAATCGGGACGATTTGATATTTATCTTTCATTTTGTGCTCCACATTCTGGCTTTGCTTGTGAATTATTTCTTTCTGTTTCTTTGGATTTATGATAACTATATCCAGCGCCAACGTCAAGCATATGGTCAACTCTTTCAAGTGCAATTCTAAGTTTATCCCTATCACTTTGTCTTGATGCCGGACTATCTTTAAGGATTGAAGAACCAACCATAAAAAAATCACAGTATGGCTCATAATGGTTTGCGAGATGAAAATAAGACGCATCTATCGTTATCTTTGTTTTGTAATAGTGAATTATGAATGATTTATGTCTCCATCTATCTGTTATCATGATTGTTCGATGGTCTGAATTTGGGTTTCTTGGAACACGATGTATGGTTAACAGAGACACTATTGCTACTCCTTATTTACTGAAAGTATTTTATGCTCATCGATAACTTTTACTATATTGCCATGCATATAGATAAACGAAAGTTGCGATACAATTCTATCAAGCCAATCACGGTCAACCATGTCCAGCCAAAAATGGTGTGGATAGTTGTTTTCTAAATCAAATTGCTGAATTGTTTTAAGTTCTTTTTCGTTCAGCATGAATGTTGGTATCCAATTTGTTTCGTTCATTGTTTTTCCTCCTCAAATACTATTTCTTCTTGGTCTTTTGGTGGTCTGTGTTTAACAATGTGGTCTTTTTTGTTTTTGTATTGTGTGCAGATTGGGTTGTCATTTTCATCATATATTAGTTCAGGTTGTTGTTCTACCGTAATTGCCTGCATATATATTCTGCAACTATACTTATAACGATAGCATGTATCACACCAGCTTTCTACCCACGCCTCGCCCATCGCACAGTTCATGCCACCTAAATTGAATGGTTTACTCATAGCTAATCTTCCTTTTCCTCGAAGTATAGTAAAGCCATTGCGTTCCAGACAACGGCAGCAAGATGGTCTTCGTTATCTTGACCTTCGAGGTATTGTATCAAGTGCCTGAACATGGATTGCTTGTATCGCTCTATATCTTCTGGCGTTGAAAGCTTCTTCCAATTGTCTCTTCCATACTTCTTTAGTCCGTTGACATAGTGTTGTGTTATGCGATTGAGCGCAAGGATTGGGAGCAGTGTATAGTCAAGTTTATCTTCTGCGCTGTCTCGATTGCCACCGTTTTCATTGACGTGCATGCCCTTGCCTGATGTAGTGACTGAAATATATTTATGCTTCATCGGCTTCACCTATACCAAAGATTTCTGGATATTTTGATTGCAAGGCATCAAGAACCATCGTCATTACTTGCCGCATATTTGGATGTGCCGCTTTTGCGGTTCTTAGATTGCAAATTAAAAGCCATTCTCTTAAGTTGGCTGTCACAACAATTTCTGTCTTTACGTCTATTGGCAGAATGTCGCGGGCATCTTCTGGCTTTTTGCCGCCAATAATGAGCGAGTTATAAGCTTCTTCTGCCATGAGTAAGCTGTATAGAAATATCTGTTCAGGTGCCAATGAACCAGGAGTTAAGTCATTGTAGCTGAACACACCTTCTTTAACATCAAGCCAGTGTGGAATAATAAATTCTACATGGCTCTGTTTATTGTAATTACAGAAACGTGTGCTATTGTGTGTAATAAAGCCATTCGCAATATAGTTATGATATGGCTCATTCATTGATATATCATAAGTTTCTTCTTCTCCAACATATTTTATTGAGACAACTTTATCGAGTATTTGTTTCATCCCTACATGCCAGCCATGATGCAATAATTTGTGACAATTACAGCAAACTTTTATGAGGTTTTTTTCATTATAATTACCTATGTCTTTATCGATATGATGTACATCTAATTTTTTGTTTTGTGCCCCACATAGCTCGCAAATAGAAACACTCTTTTTGATTTTACCTGAAATCTTTCTTTTGTCTTTCCACGTTAAAATACATCCACTCCAATTTGAGTTTTTATCTTCACGACCATTATTATGGTGATTTTCTCTCAATGTTTTTGCTTGAATTTTAACGCTATCATTTTCGTGTTCAGACAAGCCTTTATTCCACACAACTCTTCCATTCAAAAACCCTTCTTTGATTTTTTTCCTCATTTTGTCAATAGATTCTTTTGTGTGGTTGTTTTGATATTTTTCTTTGTTTTTGTCATTTTTATGCTTAATGAATACACCTAATTTTTTGAGCCTAAGAATTACGCTTCTGTATGGAATCCCAAGTTTTTCTGATATCTCTGTCGGATTATTTTTATCATACATCAAAACAAGTTCTTCATCTGATATCTTTATAAGGCATGGGCGTCCATTTACAAATAGCTCATCATCAACATTTATGTTCTTTAGCTCAATGTATTCACCATTTTTGATTTTGAATTTATGGTTTAATGTCGTCTTTATTTTATACCCAAGACTTGTTGTTACTTCATAGACTGGCTGTATTCCCTTATAGAAAACATCTGACATATTGTTTTCAACAATAAGTCCATCTTCATTTACGCTTCTCAGCTTAATTGTTTTATTGTGAGTTCTTCCATACTGATTTGACTTTCTTTCGTATAGTTGTTTTATCGTTATATTTTTGCCTTTAGATTTTCTTACTATCGTATCTCCAGTAACACATTCCTGAGAAAAACTGGCAATTCGATGACGCACAAGCTCGTGAGATACGCCTCTATTGGTTATGAATCTTATTGTGACAATGCAATGCTCAATGACAGATAGGTGATTGCGAGCTACAATACCCTTGATAAACTTTGTGGCAGAATCTTCTGTGATTCTATTCTCAGACTTATAGCATACTCGACCAATTCGCTCCAGCAACGAGTAAGCTTCTTGCGTTGGTATTATTTGTTCAATTATAACCTTCGGCTTAGTTAAAATCACGCAAAGCCTCCTTATGTGATTTAATTATTTATCTGTTAAGTGTTTCTCTATTCCATAGGTTGCTATTAGGAAGGCATCTGCTCTATCGTGTCTGTATGATTGTGTGTCTATTCTCTTGTATTTGAATATGTGCTCATTCTCAGGAGATAGATAACAGGCTTTCTCGACATCCATCATTTTCTTTTGCTTGTAAGTTGATGCGCTGGAACATAGGGCAAAGTATCCTTTCCATTGCATTGGTTCAACTTTTTTTACATCAAAACCAAGAGCAAGACAAATACCGTTCATCGAGCCAACACCATGTCCGTAGATGAACCCTGCGTAGACGGTCTTAATCCCGTCACTGCCGTTAGGGTGTGGATTCTCAAGGAATATAACTGTTTCCTTTGGGTTGAATTGCTTGAGATACTTAACGACTCCAGCAATATCCATGCTTGCACCGATTTTTTCAACATCATAAAACGAGTGCATCTTTCTGGTTTTTATGTTTATGCAGAATATGCTTCCAGTGATACCTGGGTCTATGCCGACCGCATATTTGATATTATCAATATTCATAATATCTTGCCAAGCTTAAATCGTTTTATAGATTCATCAATTAGTGAGCAAATTACTTCATTCATTGATGTGCCACGTGCTTTCATTAGAAACTCAACATGTGTTCTTTGTCTTGGAAGCAAGTAAACGGATGTGTGTATTTTTTCTGCACCAGAAACATACTTGCGTCTTTTAAGTGTTGTTTTTATCATTTCACAATCTCCTTTAGGTATAGAAATAGGGAGCTTGTGTTTCTTGTCAAGCATTATTTTAATGCTATGATTGCGTAATAATAAAAAGCCCTGCCGCTTGATATTGTAACATAATCATTTAGCAGGGCTTGGTATGTGTGTTAATTATCCTGTTCTGGCAGACCAACTACATTTGGCTCATAGCCGTTAATCCAATTTAATGTAAGTATAATCAGAAAAGCTGGCAATCCAAGTATCGCAAATGGTATGAGCAAAATCAATAGGACAACCGTTGCTATAATTCTAAATATTTTCATAGGTATCTCCTTTTCCTTTTAAGTATCTAAGATATCTTTGTTTTTGTTCTAAGCTTTGACAATCACTTACGTTGTCAACCTTCAAATGCTTTCTAATGGAATTTATTTTGTGCCTTTGCTCATAGTTTTCATCAAGCCAGGCATTAATTATCTTGTCAAGTTTTTCGTGCTTGCGTTCTTCTGCTGGCGTTAAATATGGTGCCCACTCATCTACTCTTTCTATTTGCAGTCCATTTTCATCAGACCATATTCCACAGCAAGAGCAAAGTTTGGCCACCGCATATCTTTTGTAGTTATCACATATCACCCAAACAAGAACATCTTTAGGGCATTCTGATAGGTCTTTGCTGTATTCTCTCATGATTGTTTTTCCTTAAGTATTTCTTTGATTAATTCCCATGCATATTCATGTGTTTCTTTTTCATCAATAAAGCCAAATTTTGAAGTGAGATTAAGAACAGTATGCATATGAAGATAATATAGCCACTCTTCTATCTGTTTTTTTGTGAAACATTTATGGCAAGTCATTGCGAATCTTTCGTCTACAAAAAGAACCTCTTCGTCACAATCTCCCTTTGTTAGGCAATTATCACAAACATATTCGCTAACATAATTTCCGCAAGACGGACACCTTGGCTCGTCATACTCGGCTGGATGAGCCATGTCGTTTGGGTAATATACTGCTTCATGAATCAGTTTGCAATAAACGTCATCCTCGTCAATAATTCCGCAATCACTACAGTAATAATACATAATTTACTCCTTTACATTAAGTATTCTGTCATCAAGATTTACTTCTTTAATTTCTTGGTCAAAATCAAGCTCGAATGGAAATAGTCTCTTGTCGGGAAGCCTTATGCAAATTGCAAGGTTTCCGCAAATATTTCTGGTGTCATTGTCGTTCCATTCGTGGTCAATTTTTTCCAGCCAACGATTTTGAATGTTACAGCCGTTGTTTCTTACCCAGCAATCACGCTTATTGTTTTTACCGTCGTTAATAATATCATTCAATACAAGAATTTGATAAACGAACGCTTTTGTTTTCTTTCCGTCCGGTAATTGATTAAAGGTTGTGACAAGAAACTTCCAGATAAAGAAATCTTCGGTCATTTTATTTGGATTTTTGTTTTCTGCCCAGGCGTTTACTTTCTCTGTTATTTGTTTGTCGAGCCATGTAATGATTTTCATAAGCTCTGTTTCGGGATTAATTTCTACAGATAGATATTTCCTGTGTTTTTCAATTGGTATTTTCATATCATTTCCATGTATGTATGTTTATTATAAGTGTTGTTACCAAATGAGCTAAAGCCTGACAAATATAGTGTTTCTTTTGCTCTTGTGATTGCCACATATGCAAGATTTAGCTCTGTATTTTTTTCTTCAAGAATGTGTGGGAAAATGTTGTCGGAAAGTCCGGTGACAAACACATTGTCAGATTCAAGACCTTTACTCCCGTGTATGGTTGACAGTGATATAACTCGCTCTCCAGCCGGAACGCAACGTGGTCTTGATATTTCTGCTATTAGGTTATCAATTTCTGTCATAGTTTTACCGTGCTTGATAAATTCCGAAATGCTTATCAGGTTATCATCGGCAGATTCCGAAAAGTCCTTCATGCAGTCCATTTTAGATATTGAGTTTATGATTTGCGCTGGCTTCTTGCCCGCCAGCATTTGCATAATATCATCAAGGTCGTTAAGAACAGGCTCATGCTTTCTGCCCAACTCACCGGTCATGACGTCTGTCTCGGACTTTCTCATGTCTATTAGGGTATTGTATAGAAGTTTCTTAGAATAAGGCGATAACAATGGCCTCATGTCGTTTATTGTGTTTGCTTTGCCGTCTATGTCAAGGTTATCATATTCCGTGACAAACCTACAGCAGGCAATCGCTAATTTTGCCTCCTTTGTATTGAATATACTATTATTTTGGTTGATTGAGAACGGTATGTTTTGCCTAATTAAGAATAGTTGAAACATTACCGATTGGGCATTGGTTCTGTATAGAATTTTGATTGTTTGACTTGTTCCTTTGAATATCTTAATTGCTTGCTTGCAAACAAATTCAGCTTCATCAGACTGTGTGTCGAATATTGGAAGCTTAATAATTTTGCCCGCTGACTTATTTGCAGTATTAATAACTGTCTGGTCTATTTTTTCTGCTATTCGATTCCCTGCTTCGCAAATAGCTCTCGCACACCTATATGTTGTGGGCAAATTGAAAACACTTGCGTTGGGATAATAATGCTTGAAATTTGTGATTAACTCCGCTCCGTTGATGTATCTATGTTCTCTCATTTTTCCTTCCTTATTAATGTTTCATCATCCTGTGCGAAAATTAAAGATTTTTTGTTTGATGTCCCCAACAATGAATAGTTGCTTATATTTCTCCGCAAGCAACATAATAACGGCTATATCTGCATTGCTGGCATCTTGAGCCTCATCAAGAAAAATGTATTTCCAACGTTCTTGCCGGTTGTCCAAAATTGACGGGTTCTTTCTCAAAATATCATAAGCCTTTAATTGAAAATCCGAGAATACAATTTTATGTTGCCTTTCTTTTTTTGCCTCAAACTCTCGCGCAAATCCAATCAACTTATGATTATTCTCAAAGAATGACAGGAGATTCTGGTCTCTGTCCTCAAGCATATCATAGTATTCCGGAAACATATTCTTAGCTAAGTCTATTCTTGACAGAAACTTGTTGTAGTTTGGATAGTCAATTTTAAGCTCTTTGAATATGTCAAAGACAAACTTCTTCTGATAACCATTGTCAAGAACAAAGTATCTCTTTGACGAGTTCTCTCTTATGATTTGATACATTATAGAATGTATTGTGCCAACCGTAATTAGATGACCATTCTTTATGCGGCTTTTTAGCTCGTTTGCAGCATCGACGGTGAAACTGAAAACCAGCATGTTGACTGGGTTGACTCCGTTATCAATACAGTGCTGGATTTTATTGACAAGCGTGTAAGTTTTCCCTGTTCCCGCTCCAGCCGTAACGACTATTCCACCAAACATTGGTGTATTGTTAATTTCATCAATTATTGACATTTGTTCTCCTTGATTTTGAAGTATGCTATCACTATGGCAGAGAAGTGCTTAAGCACAAATGCAGCCATCATGCTTCCATCATCAAGATTTTTGAGAAAGTCTTGAAAGAAATCTGCTGGGGAATACTCATCTATTTGTTTAACCATCTGCTTGTATTGGCCGTTAAAGTAGCTCTCGGAAATCACTTCAAGCCGTTCTTGCTTTGTCATTTTATTCTCCTTGTTATGGTTTGATTTTATTGTATTCCTTTTTTAAAGAAACAAGTCTCTGGACAATTTCTGTTAGAATGGCATATCGATAGCATTGCTTGAGTTTGTGGAACCCATCTATCGTGGCCAGTAATTCAGTCAGTGTGTATTTACTTAACATTCCCATATAATTCCTCGCCTCTTCATCCAATACATAAGGTTTTCATATGCTTTTTCAACCGTGCTGCCGGTTATTTGGAAGCTACCGTTATGCTCATTAATAACTGTTATCACTACCGAGCCTGCCTTTTTCTGTGCATGACAAAGCAATTTGTGTTTCCGATAAATGTCTGGAAATGTCGCCGCCAAGTCCTGCATTGTTTTGATTTTCGCTTTCATTTCTCACCTCCCATCTCCAGAGCCCGCTCTGCCCAGTATGCCTGAAATTGAGCAAAAGAATTAAATAACATTGGGAACTCTTCCAATTCGCAGGACACACCCTGAGTATAAGCATCCCCAATATATTCTCCTATGAAATACAAGTATCCTGACTTGTCAAATACGTATTTGTTTTCGTCGTCCCAAACAGTAACGTTATCTCCAATTGAGTTTATTCCGGTTTCGCCAATGCCATACAACCAGCACTCATCGCCAACTTTAGCATTCGTGAAATCGGGGGTTAGCGATGAGGGGGTAAGCCTTTTAATACTGATACATTTCCTCCCATCGCTTCCCGCTATGCGACAGACCATAAGCCCTCTACGATATGCGGGCTGTTCAATCTGCATGTATGCACCATCACAAATTGCCCACTGTCCTGTCTTGAACTCACTCATGTTTCGCTCCTTTCTTTAGTTAGATGTAATCTTCACGATTCATATCCATTGGACAACGCCCAAGAGTCTATGTCGTCAAGCATACTAATGCAAACTCCAGCGAGTTGGGCAAGCTCGGTCTTGTATCTCTTGATTGCCATGTTCGTGTTTGCGTTTGCTCCGCTCATATCGAAATTGATGTTGCATACTTCACGTGCTACCTCGCCAAACTCTTCGGCAAGGATAGCAAGCCAATCAGCTGGGTGTCTGTTCTCTGGAAGTTTCCTCCCTTCGAGAGCTTTATTCCGTTCCGCAAGTATCAGTTCCATCGGATTTGTCATTTTTACCTTCTCCTTTTAAGTTGTCGAACAGCATCCAGTGGAGCGGTGGAGTGCTAATCCAGACCGTTACCCACAGCAACGCTGCTATGAATATAAAACCTTTCTGTGTTTCCTTCAGGGACAAGTGCCATCCTCTTTTCCAAAAAAACGGCTTATTGATTGCGACCATCGCACCTATTCCATACTTCATTTTATCACCTAACCATTCCTGTGTTTATATTTTTGTGACCGCCAAACAGAAGCGTACCATCTTTATGTTTGCAGTCATTTTCAGTTTTTGGATGCACCCATGAGTATCCATATAGCGGACTATAATCGCACGGCTCCATATCTATCCCGCAGATTGGGCATTTACGCGGTGGTGTCATTTCTCTTCCTCCTGTGCTGGGACAAGGTCATCTTCATTGTTTTCATTTGATTCCTCTCTTTTTGTTTTTATCTTACCAGTGCCATAGCCATTACAAAATGGACACCTTTTTAGCCCACGCACATTGGGTGCAATCTGCACTAATCCTGTTCCATTGCATTTGGGACATGTTTCTATCTCAATCATTTCTCTTCCTCCTGATTTGTCTTCGATATTGTTTCTGTTCCAGATATGGATATACCGTCTTTTATCTTACGGATATACAGCACAACTTTGACAGATGTATTTTTATCAATATCTCCTCCGTATTCACGATACCATATTGTTTTGGTCGGATATGGTATTAACGGTTCGCCCAAGTCTCCAACGCTATTAATATTGGGGAACAACATATCAATAGCGGCATTGACATGCTTATGCTCTGTTGACGTTCTGATAATTACTTTCATTCAGCATACTCCATAATTTTAATTAACTCACTTGAATTCCATGTGCCAAAAATTGCTAATGCCAAATACAATAGGGATTCCAAGATGGATTTATCCAATACAAAGAATCCTATCACAGACAATCCTGCAAATGTGATTGCGGTTAGCATAGACAATATAAATGCCAAACTCATTACGATATAGTATAATTTTTTAGTATTCATTCTTCCTCCTGTGCTTTCAGCATGGCGTTAAGATATTGTCTAAGGATATGCACGATATGTAGCGTTAAGTAATAAGATTGCGCTTGCTCTGCATAATATGATTCAGCTTGCTTGGCAAGGTCTTGTTCATGTTGCATTAGCTGAAACCAATAATCTTCCTCAGCCTGCTCTTCTCTTCTGCGTTCTTGCCACCTTCTTTTAGCTAAATACTCTTCATATTCTTCCTGCTCGCGCTCTTCTTCTCTCTTATAATCAATCACTTTGTTTCTTCCTCCTGTGCCTTCAGCAGACCACAGGAATCACACAGCAAATCCCAGCCATTATCGATATAGTAATTTATGCTTTCAGCTAAATCAGCATCTTTCATATAATGATAATATGTTGTGTTCACAATGTTCATATCGTAATCAGCCAATACATCGTTAATTTGGATATGTGTCTTAGTGTCCCTGTCGTTAATTAACTCCACAACTATGTCATTATCTATCGTAAGCGTATGCCCTAAACACGGCTGGCATCGCAGCACAACGACCCGCGCCAATTCAATGCGATGTTTGTTGCTTAAGTGTTGTAGCTTTACGTATACCTTAATCATTGTGTTCCTCCTGTGCTTTTAGCATATCCCAATAGTTCTTTTTAGCTAATAAATAAATCACGTTGAAACTCCTTTAACTTTTTAAGTCTTTCGTGTTCTTTCTTATGGCATGATTTACACAGCGTAATACCGTTTGATATTTCATATCTCAGCGATATGTCAACACTCCAGGGTATTACATGATGAGCATTCAATCTCACGCCTATTGCTCCACATGCTCTGCAAGTGTAATTATCTCTTGTAAAGACACTGCGCCTCCAATTTTTATATTCAGGCAAACTTCTCTTTAGTCCATTGCGTATAGCTCTTTCTTCATCTGTCATTTCTGTATTCCACTGCTGATGATTATCTCCTCTGTTGAATACATGCCAGCATTTCATTGAACAAAATCTTCCATGTCCGCGTATAATTTGATGAGGTTTTGCATAAAATGACTTATGGCAGACAAGACAATTTCTTGAAGTCTTTGTTGTAAATCCCGTGTCCCTACACGCAGCAGAACAATATTTGCTGCTATCAGAATAGGAATAAAATGACTTCCCGCATGTTTTGCAAAACTTTTCAATTTTATGGTTTCGATTGCTATTATAGCACGCGGACGAACAATACCTAATATTATAATTCCTGTTTGCTTCAGATGCTTTTCTATAATATGTCGCCCCACACACAGAGCACACATATTCAGCTCCATTTCTTTTACTTTTATCTGCACATTCTTTTGAACAGTATTTATTTCTTCCACATGCAATTTCGCTAGGACTACGATGAAACCTATTTCCGCAAATCAAGCACACGCAATTATTATCTTTTACTTTTGACATTTTGTCCAACTATCAATATCATCTTTATTAAAACGATGATACTTCCCAACCCTAAGAGATGGCATGCCATTGTCAATAAGACGATAAATCTGTCTAATAGACACACCAAGATAGCTTGCCAACTCTCTTACTGTTAATAATTTGACTTCCATTTTAATCTCCTTGTTGGTGTCAAGAATACACAGCGTCATATCTTGTCAAGCATTTTCTTTAATTTGCGCTTTTAGCAGACCTTCTACAAGCCCACGGGTCGGGGCGTCGAGGCTGCTAATGCGGATTGTGGCTATGGTTTTGTCGTCAACACCAATAAGATGAAACCATATATGTATTCCGTTAGTTGACACTGGTCTAACTGTACCACTCAGGCATCCGATTCTGACTACAATCTCGGAGGGCTTGAGCTTACGCAGTATCTCACCTGGAGATATTACTTCGCCATAATTCGTTTTGTAGCACCCCATGCCACCTAAATAATCAACAAGCTTTCTTTGTCCTTGTTTAGCAATACACTCCACCCAGTCGCCGACCTCAAACTGATCTTTGTCTGGCTCAGGTTTAATCTCATATCCTGTTCCACCACAGCGTTTGCAGATAACGTAGTCTGGTTCACGAGGCGGCTCAGGCTCAGGCATTGGCATGTTGGCTTCCCTTTTTGTCAACTCCCAGTCTCCAATGTTCCACCATCTATATTTGCCATTGTTAAGGTAGGACGTAAGGCTCTCTGGTGTGAATATCAGGTCTTGATACCATGTCCTGATGTTCATGCCCTGCTCTTTTGCCCGCAAGATTAGATTTCTTAGGGGTCTCTCTTTCGGCTCTGGCTCAGGCTCTTTGTAGAGTTGCCAGCCGGTTTTGGCTACATCTTTTTTGCCAAACTCAAGCTTGCTCCTGATTGTACCAATATATGCAAGGTTATCCATATCGTAATACTGGACATTCCCATCTTGGTTAAGTGCCAAATACACATTTCCAATAGCACCTTTGTAACTCACTTTCTTTCCCTGCATCATCTGATACAAAGCCCACCAGCGTGAGCCTTCATCTACTGGGCAGCCGATGATTTCAAGCGTATGGATGCTTGCAATACAGTAGTCTTGGTTGAGGGAGTTTTTTTCGTATGCGTGTAGTGTATTGCTGTAAAATGGATTTTCTTTGATTTTTTGAGCAACAAACAGTTTGCCTATGACGTCAGAATAAGACGCGTCTTTGTTAAACATCCCCATCGGGCTATCATCCTGTATCAATCGCACAAGACACGGCATTTCTGCGTCTGGCGTTAATGGTACGGGCTCATCCAGCATGCGGAAAAGCTCGCCATCCTGTTCCTTGAAATTAATCATTATTATCTCCTTGCATAAATTTGTTTGAATGAGTTATTTTTTGAAAGACTTGCAATTTCCTTAATATATCTTTCAAGTTCTGCATCATCATAATCATTAAGATTTTGCCAATACAAAAACAGCGCAAGACCAACAAGGTAGCCTTGATTAAATTCACGGCCAAGTATTTCTATCAATGGCTGTGTGCATGGGATTGAATATGCAAGCAAATTATTTGATTCCCATACTTTATTCAGCTCACGCTTTAATTTAGCCATTGCACACATGATTTTTCTCCAATCCGTTATCCTTAAAATATTCCCTTTTTCTTACTTTGTTTTTCATGGTTATCTCCTTATTGGTTAATTGGGGCAGAGATTTGCTCCGCCCCATATATGTCATAATTATCCCAAAAAACGAACCAGTGCTTTCTTGCAAAGAGAAAGAAGGTATTGTTCGTATTGTTGATTGCCGGTCACGCAGTTATGTAACCTGCTGTCCTGCATAGCTTTTAAGAAAGCCTCTTTGTCTTTTCTGTGAATTGCATCATCCATGCTTAGAAAAAGCTGGGTGGCGATTGATTCTGACTTAATACTCATGATATTCTCCTTTTAGTTTTAGTTGAAACTTCCCATTGTAAGGAAGTCTTTTTCTGATTGAACTGTTTTATCGTAATCAGGCTGGGGCAAGTCTGACTCAACAGTCTTTAACCACTCATCATACCCATTGTTTGCAGGCATGATTGTTTGCAAACTTGGTTCTGGAACAAAACAAGAGGTCATCCTGCCAGTATACACTCCATTCTTGTAAACTTCTGTTTCATAAATCCAGCCACCGGGAACACGAATCACAATCCTGCGATTAAATACATACTCTTCATGTATTTCCATCTCCAATAGTTCTTTAACTGTCATATGTTTCTCCTTCTATTTGTTGATAGTTATCCTTCCATAAACTCTTTAAGCTTCGGGAACACAAATGTGCCGTCCACAGAGTTTGTTAGGTTCAAATTGCGAATAATACTAAGCGGAACAAAATACGCAAGATAAGGAATAAATCCAACCGTAATGTCTATTTGATTGTGACCAAACCTATGCTTGGCTATTAGTATTTTGCTTATAAAATACGATGACGCAGCCTCTGTGCCCAACATAATTTTCTTGATGCCAACCGACCATTCACGATAAACAAAAATAACATGAGTGGCATCTTGCTTCAGGGCTGACGAGCCAAATAGCCTGTCAAGATTAGGTTTATGAATTACTGCGCCATTTTTGTCACTCACCGGCTTGTTTAACTGTGAGAGAGCTATGGTGTGTGTCTCGAGACGCATGGCAAGCTTTTTGAGAAACCTTGATACTGCCCTGTAAACCTCATCTTCACGCCTGTTTCTTCCACCATCCTTGACGTCCTCAACAAGTTGCAAATAGTCTATCACAATCAAGTCTATACTGCCGTATGTTGAGTACACCATATTGCTTTTGGAGTTGATGTCACGCAATGTGGACACATTTGAATCAACCATGAAGTTTGGTGCGACAGTAGATAGTTGACACTTGAAACTATTAAGCATTGCAATTTTCTCGGCTGGCGTCAACTCGGTCATAAACTTCTGGACTGTTATATTATTCTCAATACAGCAAAGCTTGGTGAGCAATTCATCTTCCGTCATTTCAAGTGAGAAAAACAGTATGCGTCTATGCTCCCAAATTTCTTTGCCATTATCATCTAATCGTGGTCTGCCTGTATCGAGGTCAATTACCTTCTTTTTTTGTTTGGCTATGTTCCAGGCAATTTGCAGGGATAGGCTTGTTTTTCCGTGACCAGTATCACCGGCGATTATTGTTTGATTGCCCGGAGCAAACCAAACATATTTATCAATCATCGGAATATTGGCATGAACTATCGTCTGGTCGCCGTCAACGCTGGACTTGTTTTTCTCAATCATGGTATCAGTAACATCCAGCAATGTGCGTGGTTGTTTCCTGTCCTTTTCGGAAAAGAACTCTGAATACTTGTTTATGATAGCCTGTAACTGACCAGCCGTTGCTTTTCCGTCTTTTGCAGTAGTTACGACATCAATGCCCATAGCATAATATTTCTCAACCTTGAACTTGTCCAGTATTATGTCCATGTAAGATTGAATATGCGAAACATTTTCATTTGCACGGTATTTCTTAATGTTTGCTATCTCGTCACGGTGTTTACCTGTTTTGGGGTCAAGTAAATCCAATGCTATCTGGCCTGTGCTGTCTCGTGTGACCGACATTGAGTTTTCTACAGTAATATCCGTAATGTTGTGGTCATTTTCCCATAGCCACTTTATGCAACGCCACATCATCTTATACCTAAGCTCAGTGAAATGCCTTTCTTCCAAATATCTATTTGCAGTATCAAAGGCAGATTCACCATGATTAAGTATTATTGACAGGATTGCTCGCTGGGCTTGAGTGTAAGAATTTATCATGTTTTCCTCATTCGACAACAATCACGCCAAGCATCTCGTCTTCAGTTTCTTGATGAACTTCTGTGATTCCTGCCTGTCGTTCTGCTATCATTTTAGACTTTATTTTCTCGTAGAGCGTCATTCCATCTTGGCGAGGTATCGCTACAGTATTAATTGATGTATTCAATATTCCTGACCAGAACTTGTCTGTAATTGAGTATGCAAGAACCTCAATAATTGTCTCGATATTTTCACCACTTCTCATCAACCTCCTAATTTGATTACGTGCGGCATCGGGTTTTGCTTTTATTGCTATTATCTGGCTCGTATTTACGCCTGTTTTAAGCTTTTCATCGGTAAACCAATCAATAACCAGCTTTGATATTATCATCTTATCTTTTTCTACGCAATAACCTGAAAGGCTTTCCATCAGTGTAGATATTGATTCTCTGAAGTCCGTGCCAACATTATTGTCATGCTCGATTACCAACATATGGCGTCCCAAAGCGCCGGCAGCAACGGACAAGATTCTGTATGGAACGCCATCAATAATTAGTCGTGTGCCCTCTTTCATTATTTTAACTCTCTTGGCAATGATTTGTAGAAATTACAGAATTTGTTAACTGGGCAATACGATTCACATCTTGTTGATTTGGCAGGCCTTTTAATTATGCTAAACAAGCTCAATGCCTTCTGGTGCGAAGCATAGGGGTCTTTGCCTTTGTGTATTTCTTTCTCAGCTATTTTCTGTGCTTCCGCATCCATCCAAGATTTTGCCGCAGCATAAGAATACTCAACTTTGCTGGCCTTAATGTTACCACGCTTCATGACAGCATAAGTATCGTGACCTTGCCACCTGTATTTGGCAGAACAAACCGGGATTGCATCGTCCATAACCATTTTGTATTTATCAAACTCGGCAACCTTTTGTTCAATTATTTGCTCCACAATATCAAGACCAAGTAATGGTATTTCTATTGTCTCTATTGGGTCTGGATAATTGCGCTCACGTTTTGAATTGGTTTTTGAGTAATCACGCATAAGTAGGTTTATGTATAGTTTCTTGACTGGATACCCCTCATTCTCTAAGAAGAGTCTATACATATTTAGCTGGAGAGTCCAGTCCTCCATTGTTGAGTTGCCGGGCTGATTTCTGTATATCCATTTGTAAATGGAGCTAAACTTATAATCATGCAGGGATTGTTCTTCTGTGTCATATAAGTCAAAACCACCAGCCACAACCTTGCCTGTTTTTGTGACATACTTAAATCGTTTCTCAATTAGGTATCTCTCCTCGGGCAAGAGTGAAAGCAAATAGCCAAGACGTTGACCGGCTCCGACGTCACCATCTCCAATTATAAAGCTCATAAAGGCGGCTTCAATCTCGCCAGGGTTTTTGCTAACTTCACCGTTATGCACTTTCTCAAAGAAGGCTCGGACGCGGCTGAGAACAGTAAACTCCACATCGTGTTCGTTGGCTCGTTCAAGGATGGCATGCATCGCCGAGCCCATGAGCATGTATAGTTTTTCGGAAACGTCCTCATCAATTTCGTGTTTATGTCGATTGAATAGGTGAAATGCTTTTGGCTCTTGCAGTAATTGTGTTACCGAATAATCTCTCTTTTCTCCGGAGCCACTATACCAGTCTTTTTGCGCGGCTCGAACGATAGCTTCATTTAGGTGTTTGTCATTTCTCATCTTCTACTCCTTCTTTCATTGCCTCAGCAAAAACCCTCACAAACAGTGATTCCTCCATGTAAAAAAATCTGGATGTCTTATCTTTTTTGGTCATTTTGAACAGACGCTTGAATGATTCTTCTGTAATCACAATGTATCGACCCGTGCGATATGGATTTGAAACACCTTCCTGTCCATCTTGCACTTCAACTATCATGATGCCAACTTCCATGTTATGCTTACATGTGTCACATGGTTCATTTGAAAATACTGCGCCCTTTGCGCCAATATCATCTACACTTTTCCCGCCAAGAGCAACACCTATTGGCTCGCCACAATATCCGCAGAGAGACATTGCCACTCCGAGCTTGGGCTGACCCTTATCGTCCTTGAATAACTTAATACTCATATCATACTCCTTGTGAATTAAAGTCTATAAATCTTCGTGAGCCTATCATATCGGCTGTGTGAACTATTATTTGGTATAGACTAAACCCACCAGTCCACTCTTTCGTGAAACAACCATTGTGTGCTTGAATGCAGTCAAGAATTATTTGATACCAGAGTGGTTCTTCATCAAGAAAAAACCCTGATTCTTTCATAATTCTGTCAATTTCCTTAACTGCCAGAAGCCCATGATGCTTGACAGTCCATTTAGATGTGCCATCATACTTCCAACCATCGTGAAGCAAGCACGCAGATAATACGATGTCAGGATTAACTTTATACATTTTTGTATCCAGCATTGTTTTAGCTATCCAAAACATGAGCTTGGTATGTTCTACGAGACCACCCGCACCTGCCGATGTTTTAGAATGATACTTCCCCGTTGACGAGGCAGGCTTATACCAAAACTCTTGTGGAAAATTACTTATAACCTTTTCCGTAAATGACAGTATCTCCATGTCTTTGATTAAGGATAATTCCTTTGCAAATATATTCATTTTTTCTCCTATAACTGTATTTCTCTCTGCCCATAAGCGATTAATCTTGATTGCCATCTTCCCTTGCAATTATCCGCAAATTCGCTTGCTGGTGTGCCTATGTAAACCGGGAATGATAGATTATTGTGTGAATATTTATCCCAACATTGCACAGGGATAGCCAATTGTCTTTCTTTCCCAAATGATACAAACATATTAAGCTTTGAGCGAAGGGATTGGATTGTGGAAAGTGATACCACATACCTTTCTTTTTTATCTGTATCAATAACAAACTTTTCTGCGCCACAATTTATGACATCAATATTAATGCACCATGACTCCAATACTCGATAAAAATGCCTTTCATGGTTTCGCTTCATGAAAAGCGTTTTCTCCTTAAGTTTGCCAATTGTTTTACCGTTAATCTTAACGGATTTGTTCTCTATGGTTGTCATAGATTCTCCTTTCGCTCGGTGAGCGGGACAGGGAGAGGAAAATAAAAACACCTGCCCCGCACCGAGTTATACATTAGATTAGATTAGATTAGGTCTGAGTCTTGAGCTTGCTCTGAATTAGTATCAAAGCTTGCCTCAAATAAGTTGTGGTCGAAGCTCAAGCCAACTTTTTTCAGGTTTTTCTTAAGCAGTCTGATGCGCAAATCATCCCACGCCTTGCCTGAAAGCTGAATAGCCTTATGGTCTTTACTCATGATTTTATCAAGAGCTTCTTGCACGGCCTTTGGCTCTTCTATATTATCATCAAGCATTTCTGCAAAGGACTTTTCCGTTTCAGGATGGTAAAACAGCACAAAATCAAACACGGGCTGTGTTTCTTTCTCGTAATTTGGCATCCAGATTGTGGTGGCTTGAGACTTAGCATTCTCATATCCAACCGGGTCAGATTGCCTGCTCGGAATTGGGTTGCCGGTATAGCCATTGATGCCATAGCTGTCTGGGTATTTCTGGTAGAAGTTGAGGACTATGCCGACCTGCTTTCCAATCAAATCAACATAGCTCGGGACTTCAATCTCACGTTCCACAAACTGTCCGTCAACAAATTCACCGTCTTTAATTCTTGTGGTTCCGATGGTGTCTCTTGCGCCGGTTATGCCAAATAGTGTTCTGAGTTTGCTGGCATAAAAGCCCTCGTCGCCATTTGCAGCACGGATATGTTTTGCGTCCTGACGATATACCTTACCGTTTGGCATCTGGAAGGCGAGGGTAATGAACACAGAACCATTCTTAGATTGGGATAAGGATGCCTGAGTAACTGTTACTACATATTTGCCAGAAACCCCACCAGACGGTGCATCTGCCTTAGCAGCTGAATCGATATTTTCTTGGGAAGTCATGTCCATGCTCGGAAGGTTGCGGAAGTCGTTGATGTTGTTATTAGTCATTTTGTTCTCCTTTTTTTATTGTTATCTTAGTATGGTTTTTTGGGTTTTGGTCGTTGTATTGACGCCATCAACACGATAAGAAATCATGTATGGCACATCAAACTTTGAATCGATGGAACGAATCCAGTCACGGCACTCTTTCTCTGAATTCATCATATCAGCTTCAATCTCTCCTGTGGTGGTGTTTGTTACATAATACACACGATTGTGCCAGTTCTTGGTCTTGACTTGTTTAGGGTCTGGCATGATTACATCTTGGTCTTGAATCTCGATTTTGTCTTGTTCTTCGTACATTTCTACTCCTTAGTAATTATTTTTGGGGTTAAGTGTTTCACTTTCTTTTTTATGACCTTAAGAATCCTCGAATAGATATTTTACACTTGTTGATTTTCCGCTCCCGCTCTTGCCACAGACCAGAATTGGTGAGGGCATAAAGTCGGGGTTATTTTCCATATCATAGTAATTGTAAATAGCACCAAGCACCAGAGACATATCATTCTGAATATATCTCTCTGCAAACATGCCATCGGGCGATTTGGCGGTATTTCTGCCATCTGTATTTGTGCAGAATTGATAAGCCTCTGCGCCTTGTTTGAGTGGATTGAAGCGTGTATGCAAAACAATGGTAAAGAAAGACTCTATCTTTCCTTCCAGCTTCTTGCCATCAACCTTGACGACTATTCTGTCAATCGAATCGCTGTCACGGACAATTTCATCAAGAGCGGTGAATACAATGAACCTGCCTTTGGATTGCCAAGTCATTAGCAACTGCTCGAGAATATCAGAATACTCCCGCCAGTAATCATAGCCTGTGATTTTGTTTTGTTTCAGGAAATCTGATAACAGGTATAGTATTCTGGTGAAAGAGTCAACGACCACAATCTTGATTGGATTGTAATAGTCTGCCTTATCCTGCTCATTGGCTTTGAAGTCAAGCAGTCCTGAGCCTGCCCTCATTACCGCTTCAAATTGCTTCCACGAGGATATTGTCTTAATCTTACATCTCGCTGCCTGTCGAAATGGCAGGGTTTTGCGCTCGGTGTCAATGAACAATATCTCGTCCAGGGGCGCAGTTATCTTTTTGCTTTCGGGATGGTATTTCGTAAAGCCTCCTTTTTGTTTTGAATTATAGCTTGTTTGAGAACATACATCATATCGCCAAAGCCGGTTGATACTCCCTTCTCATAATACAGGAAAGACTCGTTGCCATTCTGTATTGTTATAGTTTCGATGTCGTTAAAGCCTCGTGCCACAATCGTTAATGTATCGCCAATTTTAGCATTGACCACATCAAATAAATAGTTCTCCATTGCCACCGTGATTTCATTAACCGAAATCCATTCAAAGGTTAAATTTTGATAGAATTCCAGCATGGCAAACTTTAGACCGCTGTGATTGATGGCGTTTCTGTAATCCTCTGGACAGAAGTGCCTGAATCCTCTAAACATGAAGTGCTCCATGTTGGTTTTCGTTAGGAACTCTTCCTTCGTGGCTTTGCTGATACCGAAAAGTTTGAGTATGTTTTCATAGATTGGCTTGCTCTTATTTTTTATGCAGAACAAAGCCATTTCATAAAAAAACGACGTTTGATTTGCAACAGTAAGGTTAATTGATTCCTCTATCATCGCATTCCACTCGTCGTCATTAATGCCGGATGGACGTCTAACTAAAGAATCCATCTGGTTATGCCTTAGTAACGACATTTTACCTCCTTTTATACCTTACATCAAATATAGTTGCTTGGAGATTCATCTTTTTTGAGTATTGAAGATGAGTTTTTTTATGACATTCTTCGCATAGAGTTATACCATTTGAGGGCTCAAATCTAAGTCCCTCATCAACGCTAAAGGGAATGATGTGGTGTGCGTTCAGTTTTCCTCCTTTTTTGTGACATTTCTGACAGATATAATTATCGCGTGCGAATATAGAATTTCTCCAATCTTTCATTTTACCACAATTCCTATCACGCATAAATGATTCTCTGTCTGGATTTATTTGTGATTTACTATAACATTCTTGACTACAATACCTTTTTCCATATAAATCATAGTGTTTTTTTCTTATCCTAATTACTTTTCCGCAAAACTCACAGTTTATTTCAACGTGTTCTGATTTTTCATTACCGCTTTGTGCTATTGACCTACATTTTACGGAACAATAAAGACGATTGTTTAGTGACGGTTTTAAGTATTGTATCTTTCCGCAAACAAGACATGTTACCATTTTTTTGCCATACTTTTTTCGGCACTCATCAGAACAAAATACCTTTCCAGTATATGATTTTATTGGTTTTTGACATTCCTTACAGAAAGATTCTTTTGTTTTGTGAGATAATAGGTAACATTCTCTACTACAGAATTTAGAATCGCCTCTTAATATTCTTGATTTATATGCACTGAATTGCTTACCACACGCCTTACATATAACTGTAGTCATCTATTTTACCTTCTTTTTTCTATTATCTATGCTGCCAAAATACGATATGCTATAATCCTGTCAAGGTTAATCTTCATCATCATACGGTTTTCTTGGGGACGGTAAAGTGTTGTCGTTCATGGCTTTATCTATTGACACAAGCTGGTCAATAAACAGTCTGCACTCCAGCTCACAAAACTCATGGGTCTGTGTGGTTTCATCATCATCAACGTGAGCGGTATCAAATCCCATTGCCCACTCAAAGATTGGGGCTGATTCGCCAAGAGGCATGAGCCTGTCACCGAAAGTCAGACTACCATGCACATCAAAAAACATCTCTGCGGGCAGTGGGAGTTTCTCTTGATTTAAGGCATATCCAAGGATTGCCATCTGGCCGCGCTTGCCAGAATAACCCTCCAGAACTCTTTTATTGTATGGCTCAAGTTCCGGAATTGGTTCACAATATGACTTACCAAATAAGTAATGCCCTCTTGGTATTTCAACATATCCACAGACATGATGGTATCCAAATAGCATTTTGATTGTTATGTAGCGGTATCCCTTGTATTCCTTTATTTCGCTCTTTTCCATGTTGCTCATTCGTTCTCCTTTCTTTTGTATGCGTCTTTTTTCCCTGCGTCATCTGATACAGCGTCTCTAAGCTCCCTTAACTCTTTTATTTCTAAAGAAATAACTCCATTGTTAATGTTCTCGCAAACTTCCGCCAATACTCGCTGGTGCATATCGTTTGCAAGGTTGTCAACATTTGCCATATTTTCTTTTGTCATCAACAGTCCAGCCTGATAAGGCAATTCAAGCGAAACATCGGCGTCAATGTATTCACCATCTTGAGCTGCAACAAATGTCATTGTTTCATAGTGCCTGTGTGCACCTATTTCCGTAAGTTCACCTCGTATATACATACAGCCGACAGTGGATACAATTACAGAGATACCTTGTTCTTTATCTATAAGTAAAGTGTTTCTACGAAAACGACACTGGCTCGAGGCACAAAAATGTCCTGTCCAGCCACGCTCAATAATCTCAATCATTTCTTCTCCTTCATATTCTCTGATATTATTTTAAGTTCTACAAGCAGATACACCGCTATCGTTGCAATAGCAGAGCAAAAACAGAGTGCCATCTTGACATAGCTATTCTCTGCGAGCCAATAAACTCCTGCCATCATCGGTGTGACAATAGTTATCATTTGTAATAATAGCCAGAACATAATTTACTCCTTAATGCCTTATATCGTTAAGAAGGTTTGCGCAGAATTGAACGATTGGGCTACCATTCTTATCCTCAAGCATAGAATCAAGAATGTGCATAATCGGTTCTGCATCTTTATCATAAATGTTTAGAATACTCCTTGTAAGGCGCAACATGTCTTTTTCATCATAGTGCTTGACCGTTCTCCTTACGCAGCTATTCCAGTTTCTCATAAAATCAATCAAGGATTCTGTGCTGAAAACCATGACAGACTCGTCTCTGTCGGTATCCAGCATTCCATTGAGTAGCCCAAGAATAACTCCTGGATTATCCCATCGCATGGACGTAACCGTCTTAACGAGGTCAAGTATTTCCATAAGCTCAGTCATTCTTACTTTTAATTCTTTTTCGGTCATTTTTCCTCCTTCTGAATCCATTGTAATGGTTTTTTACCCATTAGGTTATGCCTGCCACAGTGTGGGCATGTAAAATTAATCTTTTTCATATTTTACTCCTTAGTTACTATTCACTTAACACCTGATACGATAAAGTATCCATAAGCATTGTTAGATTTGTTTCGCTTTTCTCTGTTATCTCAAAGCCTATAATGTCGCCACGCTTATCAAAAAAGCGAATTTTGCTGGCTTTCGTGGCATAATCGCATCTGGATATTCTGCCAAACTCATAATCTCCTCTTATTTCTAACCTGTGTATCTCGAAATAAGTTCCAGTAACCTTGCAGATAGTTCCCGGAACACCAATGAGTTTATTCCTAATTTGACAAAGCTCAGCCAGTGAGTTATTCTCACTTTTCTTGACGCCTATGTGGGTGTGTTTAACAAGAGCAACCTTTCTGCCGAGCAGGGACTCAAGTTTTTGTCTCTTAGTCATAATTCAGTCCTCTATTGGCAGGCAGATAATCGGGGGTTCGCCAATGCCAACTTTGAATAACATCTCACCGTCTGGCAGGTCGGTGTATTTGATGTCTTCTGAATATACAACCTCATCCTCATCATAATCAGGCGGCAATGGATACCCGAGACAATACAATGTGGCACGGTGATTCTCTATGCAAAGCTTCCAGACTTGAGTATATTGTCTTTTCTCTTCAAACACCTTGCGAATCATCACAGCAATCTTGGCAACTAACCACGCACAATTAAACTTCTCCCGCAATTCCTTCACGCCATCGGTAATCAAACACAAGCCCATGTTATAGTATTGACTCGTTCCCATTGGTGAGCCAAAACCTTCACAGAGATTCTTGGCATCGTTATTTTGTTCTACAAAGTATTCTTTCATGATTCTTCTCCTTCTAAAAACAGGCGGCATTTGATATAATATTCACAGAACTTTCTTGTGTCAAGCGGAATGACCCACTCACCAATTTCATTTCGTATCCCATTAATCCTGAGCATCACTGCATCATCTGGATACGATTGTACACACTCTTCTTTCCCATGGACACTGCCGTCAATGACCAGTATCACGCCAATTCTCTCATCGATAAAGTATCTGTTACTCATGATTTCTCTCCTTCATATTTGCAATTATCACAAACTGGAGCATAAGGATTATTCTTGCCCCACTTGATTAACTTTCCACATTTGATGCAACGCTTTCTACTGTATGCATAAATCCAGATATAGTTATATCCAGACTTTGAGTGCGGGTTTCCATCGGCACCGATAATCTTTGCTGAAACGATTCCTTCTTGCTTCCTTATGTCCCTAAATCCCCAGTGAAAATCATGAGATTCCATTACGCCTATTTTTGTATTGGGGAAAAACTCCGCAAACGACAAGGCTTCCTGCAATCTCGCTGAACGGCAAACTGGGGTATCCTTTTTTATTCCGAGCATTTCTCGGAGTTTCTTCTCTCTTGCTTTCATGATTCAACCTCCGCAACTTTCCTGATTTTCTTGACCACAGATACAAATTTCTTCGTATACTTGAAAGCCATTAAGATTTGATATTGGGCTGGTCTATACTCATCGACACAGCCGTTCTTCCAGAACACTCTATAGTAGGTGAGTTTCCGCTTTGTGATAGTTTTCATTGATTCCCCCAGTGGTATTCTCTAAGGGTCAAATCCACATCATCGTCTCGCAACCATGACTTGACTTCAGCATAATACGGAGCATCGGCAACCTGCTCAATGTGCCAGATGGCTTCGTGCACCTGTTTATCACTCCAGCCTCTCATGCCAAAGTGACTGTTGTCAATCTTTTTGAGAACAAACTTTATTCCGTCAACAAGAATGATGGTCTCTTTCTCTTTCATTAATTCAGGTGCGGAATATCTACGAATGTCAACTCTTGTGGCATCATCGTTCATATTGATAGTATAAACCGGAATACCGAGTTTGTCGGCATGCTTAGCTTCAGACTCATTAAACCGGTCAAAGACAGCCATATCAGCATCCTCAACCGCATTAACAAACTCACAGCCACGAGTGACGGCAAGCCTCTCATACAAGTAGTCCTTGTAAGAAAAGCTGTATCGGCTACATAATAGATAGACTTTCATTATCTACCTCCTTTTTTATTTCGGTCAAGCATTATGCTTGCCAATGATAAACTGATATTACTCAATCCATTATTGGTAGTCATACTTTCCCGAAGCAAGAGGCAAGCGAGGAAATCAACCTGCCTCTGCTCTCGGGTTTTTCTTGGGGGGATAGCTTGAATTAAAAAAAACAGTCCCTCGCACCTCTTAAATACGAGGGACATTCACTGTGCCTTTGCTTCACTCTATGCTCTGGAAAACTATCATGGAAGGTTAAAGAGCCATTCTATAACATCATCGGGAACCGGCTCAAATATCCAGCCACAACCATACTTATATCCACAGATTGGACATGGCTTGTCTAAATGTTCATCTCTATTCCAGTTCATTGCTCGTTGGTGAGAACAGCCCATTCTCATATCATTAAGATGCCAGCGCTCCCAAATATCAAGGAATTTGCGGAACATCTCCTCAGTCCAGTCTGGATGTAATTGATAATTTTTGGAGTCAAGACTTTCAAGATACTCTTTAATCTGGCCATGCATGATTGGCGAAGTCCCGACAATAGATAATCTTGATTCTTTGAAAGAAATAGAGACCTTGACACTGCGAAATATGTCATCAAGGCATTGGGTTTGTATTGGATAGACTATCTTTTTCATATCATCCTCTATATTAACATATCAAGAAGATAGTCGGGCTCCAGACCAATGTCGCCATAAAGTATATCCTCCAAGTCCTCAAGCTCACAATCTTCATAATCCAATTCATCCCAAATGCGAGCAGAGGTTTCACCGACTTGCTTCTCTGCTTCTTCCAGGGACAAACCGTCTCTTTCCATTAGAACTTTAATAATATCATTCATGATAATCTCCTTTCTGAAATGGATGAACCAAGTCATAGCTCTCTGTTGCAAGCTCTATTGACATATCCCAGCGAGAGGCGATGTCACGGATAGCTTTCTCACGGTCAAGTCTATCCTGCTTTCTCATCTCATTCTGGATTTTCCTTGCCTCATATAACTGAAAGCCATCAACTAAGTTTATCCCATACTCATGGGAGAGTTGTGTAACGATTTCTAATCGCTCTCTACTGCTCATCTCTTCCTCCTACTGGGGTTATGAACACTTTTGGATTACCCTGTATCGATGAGTAGCCAATCATGTTAATTGGCTTATCATATTTCATCAGGACTTCTACCATGTTCTTGCGGAGATAGTCCACAAAGAACATCTCTGCCTCGGCTGGCATTGATTGCCTTGCATCTGGATATCGACGCATAATCTCAGCCATAAAATCATCAAAGCGACTGGGGATACCGCCAACAATGAGACAAATATTCATTGAGACCTCCGCTTATATCTTTCAAAGGCTGCTCCGAGACAGGACATAGTCTCAAGAGCTGTCATGTTAAAATTGGCAAGCTCTGTGCCAATCTCCTGAAGAAACTTTTTCTCAGAATATTTCCAAATCGTCTTGGATGACTCGTCTTTGTCCATAATGTGAACAAGATAGTCCTCCACGAGATTCTCGAAGGATTGTAACTGCTTTAGGGTCATGAATCCTCCCCAATGAGCACACCACAGGCAACGAGAAGTATCACGGATAACACTCCACAAATTGAGGCCACAACCTCAAGATGAGATATGGCTGATAATGTCATTAGGATGCCAAATGTGCATCCGAAAAGAAATGTGAGCATGATTTTCAGTATCCGCATATTCATGGGACACCTCCTTGATTTTAGTCAGGCCATGAAGCCTGCTTATCATGCTCCCGTAACAGAAACATGATGAGAAGGCCATAGTGCATTATCCCAGAGCAAAGGGCAGCAGGAGGAGAGAGTTCCTGCCACCCTGCTCATGGGTGTTTTGTGGGGAGAAATTATCTAGTCAAGCCATGAAGCCTGTTTAGATAGTTTCAAGAGCTATCCGCTCATGGGAAGCATAAAATCTCAAATCTCCAAGCAGTCTTTTTTCCTGCATGGGAGAGTTACCATATTCATGGGATAATACGAGCCGACCATCACGAGAATAAAACTCGCAGATGGTTTTGAGGCTGTGGCGAATCACAATCACGGAGTTCTTGCACTCCTGATTGATTTGACGAATAATTTCATCCATGATATCCTCCCGGATGTTTTATTTTCTCAGCTATGAAAGCTGGAAGCAATACCGATATCTGATACTGTTTTCAGCCCTCAAAAAAGCCAGCCCACCCAAGAAATATGAGCGGGCTTGCAATTTGATTATCCTCTACCAAAAACGACACCAGCCGTCTTTGGATACAAGCACCATGACTTTGCCAGAGATGACCTCTGACATTGGAGCGTTTCTCATCGACCCGAAGCAATCGTCGTTCCAATAGGAGATTTTGGCATTATCTCCAAGTAGTTTACGAAGGGCTGGGAGAGGGTTGAGCCCGAGTTCATAAGCCCCCGCAATCAGGGGCTGCAGGAGGTCAAAAACCTCATTCGCATTGTAATCGACATCGCCATCAAAATAGATGATATCCTTGCAGAGGCAAGGGGGGTCGTCATAATCTGGTCTCCAGGTGAGACCGCAGATTGGGCATCCGCTGACGCCATCATCAATAACCTCATGAGTTGCGAATATTGCCTCATGTTCTTTTGTCGTCAATCCTCCACCAATTTTGTTATAAAATTTTACCATTTTATCCTCCTATGAGAACGGGCTGATAAACCCTTCACCACTTGGCAGGCGAGCCAATCCCCAATTATCAAGAACTGGATTTGTCCCCGACAAGTTAATATCGAGGACACATTCAGGTCTCATTGATTCATGACGGCATCATCTTATTGGTTTCGTAGGATATATCTAATGGCGTTCCAGATGTGACCGTTATTTATATCGGTCTCTATTTGAGGGTATGAATCCTCCTCATAGTGGTTGTTATCAGTATGCACGAAATCAATGACCTTGCAATCATAATCCATATCCGACAGAGCATTAATCGCCTTGAAGGCGGCAGCTCTCGAGATACGGTAATCCGTTTGAGGGTGAAGAGGAATCCTGAACTCGGTTGTCACACCGTTCTTTGTTCCTTCGATTATGATAAGATTTGGCTTTTTCATGATATCCTCCTGGATACTTTTTTCTCAGTTCATAAGAACTGGATTTGCCCCTGATTGTTAGTCAAGGGCATATTCAATTCTCATTACTTAAACAATATATGAGTGGAGCATTTATTTGCTCTCACCCACTCACTTTGGAGCATAATGTGGAGCTTGCCCCTTCTCATTGATTTTTTTATTGGGAAGGCCACGCTCGGATTAATGAGCTTTTTCCCAATAATATCCCACTTTCTGAACCAGAAATGTCCCGGCAACTCTGCCAGTTCATTATTCGGGATTTTCTCATAGAATGAGTCTTCCGTGAGAATCCCATAGTGCTTTTCAACCTCATCATTGATTTGAACCCGGCGATATTCAATCGTCTTGCCTTGTAATATTGCCTTTTTTGCCACCCTGGCGGCAATACTTGACGACATGACCCGTGTCTTGCCGTCAATTATAAGAATTTTCTCTTGCATGGCTCTCTCCTTGCTTATTTATTCATATTATTTGCACTTAATAAAACACTCAGATAAATGTTTTACTAAAAGCAAAAAAGGGAGCAAGTTTTTGCACCCGCTCCCTTTACTGTTTTAGCTGCTTTTACTGAGCATCAGCCTCACTAAGCAGCCAGTCAAGGACGGCATCATGCCAAACAGCATTTTTGCCGCCTATGGCGTTTTTGGCAGCCTCCCTCAGGATATTTTGGTCAGTTATTTTTGCTAGCTTTAAACCAGCAAGGGCAGCCTTGCCAAGTGACAGGGCTCGAGTGGCCGAGCCATGCAAGCTTTTTTCAATGCCAAGCTCGGTCAAGTATCCGGCAAATGATGCGCCAGAAGAGCGCTTTTTAAGGTCTTCATAAGCATAGTAATCATCAAGCTTGCCATCAGCTTCAAGCTTGTTAAGTTTGGCTTTTAAGCTATTGGCTGCAGCCTCACCAGCTTCAAATTCATCCATAGCATTAAGCTCATTAAGCTTTTCTTGCAACTTTTCGACCTCTGCCTTTACATAAGCAAAAGCTTGCTCTCTTGTAACATCAACGTCAACGATTGCTCCACTCTTAGTTTTAACCGTAAACATTTTATCCTCCTTTGGATAATAGTTGCTCAGAACCTTTTTATTTTGCAAGTTTTGCCTTGCAAGGTTCTGGCAATTCCCAGCTTATAAAGCCAGCTGGGAGGCTTTATACTTTTAAGCAAGCCCAGCCAAACCTTGTAAAGCTGCTGGGCTGGGCTTCGCTTAAAAGCACCAGAGCACTCTGTGACACGGTTTATCCACCTCCCGTAGGAGGCTTTGTGGTGCGGTTTCCATCCTCCCCATACGGGGCACTTTGTTCTTCTCCACCCATGCCATTTACGAGTTATCCCAGCCACGCATCAGCTCCCGCTACAGGAACCCGCCTCACACACTTGAGCTGGTCTGGCTTCACACCCACCACCATCTGGCAGCTGGCTGGTGGCTGAAACCAATTTCACTCTATATACTTAAAAGAACTGGGTTCAGTTTAGTTTTAGGGCTAAAA